TTATCGGACAACAAGCAAATCTGAAAATCTCGTAGTATATCGAGGCGACAGCATTTCACGCTTCATCTGCCACTGCTGCTGTATACCCTGCCCGGCAAAATAGAGCGTGCCCTTTCCGTCCTTTGCATTCAGGTGATCCAGTACTTCCATTAACTTCTCGCTACCAGCTCGAGGCGCACTGTCGTCGAACAGATTGAGCTGGGCCACCCCCTGACTGAAGAAGTCACCCAGCATGACGCCCGCTTTCTGGTATCGGTGACCGTCCTTCCATATTTTGTCCAGACACTTTACCGCGGCGTTGATGATGTCTCTGCTGTCCTGAGTTGGCATGAGCAGCCTTACCGATGCGCTGTTTCCGTAATACGGCTCATTAAGGGCAAAGGGAGAGGTTTTAACGAATGCAGATATAAAACGGCAATACTGGTGCTCGCCACGTAGTTTTTCAGCGCCACGCGCCGCATAGCTGCAAATGGCCTGGCGCATCTGCTCATATTCTGTGACGCGTTCGCCGAATGACCGACTGCAGACGATCTCCTGCTTCACCGGCGCGAACTCTTCCAGTTCAAGACAAGGCTCGCCGCGAAGCTCGCGTACCGTTCTCTCCAGCACGACGTTAAAGTGTTTACGGATAACGGCAATATGGGTGTCAGCCAGGTCGAGCACGGTTTTGATGCCCATCGCTTCCAGCTTCTTGCTGATGCGGCGGCCCACGCCCCACACTTCGTCAACGGGTAGCAATGCCATGAGCTTTCGCTGGCGATCGACGTTCGACAGGTCAACAACCCCGCCAGTGGCTTTCCATGTCTTTGCCGCGTGATTTGCGAGCTTGGCCAGGGTCTTTGTTTGGGCAATCCCTACGCCTACGGCCAGGCCAGTGTTTCTGCGCACCGCGTCTTTCATTTCATGACCGAACTCTTCCAGCACGCGGCAGTTACGCACGCCAGTGAGGTCACAAAAGGCCTCGTCGATGCTGTAAATTTCGACGCGAGGGCTCATTTCCTCCAGCGTGGTCATCACCCTATTGCTCATGTCGGCGTAGAGCTCGTAGTTGGAGCTGAAGCAAACCACTCCCTGCTGCCTGAAGTAGTCCTTACACTTGAAGTATGGATCGCCCATTTTAATGCCGAGCTTTTTGGCTTCAGCTGATCGGGCGATCACGCAGCCGTCGTTGTTGGATAGCACAACAACAGGCTTGCCCCACAGATCTGGCCTAAATACCGTCTCGCAACTCGCATAAAACGAGTTAACATCTACCAGGGCAAACATCACATCACCGGATTGTCGTCAACCCATACAGGGCTAATGGTATGCGTGACCACGCCAACCAGGCTAACATCATCTAATGCATCGCCTTCTATGGCCTCACCATCATCACAAATCAGCGCCCTGCCCATGACCCTGGCAAACTGAGTCCGTCCGCCGCTGAGGATTAGCAGAACCTGATTCTGTACCAGTCTGGTGCACGGCTCGATAACCGCAAAGCCAGACGAGGTTTCGAGGATGCGGCTGTCCATGCCGATCCCGCAGATAATTTCCGGAGATAAACGCGGTGCTACGAAATCAGCCGCCGGTGAAGGAAATCCCATCAGTGCACCCTCCCCATGTTACGCAGGATCCAGTATCTGTTGTCGCTACCGTCTGTCGTCTTGTCAGCGAAGCCTGGCTGGTATCGCTCTATCCATGCATTGGCGTCATCCTGGCTGAAATGCCAGTTTCTATCGCGTAATTCAGCAATAAATTTATTTGTATTAAGACAAAGATAGCCCTTCGGATTCTGTTGTATGGCCGCCAAAAAAGCCGCATGGATATCATATTGACGAGGCATAGCAGCACCCTCAGTTGCCCATTGACTGTATGTATATACAGTAGTATTTTTATATCATTAGAGCAAGTCAAGAAGGAGGGAGAGTGATGTTCGTTGAACTGGTTTATGACAAGCGTAATGTTGAGGGGCTCGAAGGGGCCAGAGAGATCATACTGGCCGAGCTGACGAAGCGGGTGCACCAGATTTTTCCTGATGCCGAAGTGAAGGTAAAGCCGATGCAGGCGAACGGCTTAAATAGTGATGCCAGCAAAAGCGATCGGGAAAAGCTGAACCGCATGCTGGAGGAAATGTTTGACGAATCGGATATGTGGTTGACCTCCGAATCTCCTACTGTTCGCCAGCATGGGTAGCACCACCTCGGGCAGCCAGTTGGATAGCTGCCCTAAAATTATTTACGCAAGCCCCACCAGAAGCTTTCTATAACGTGCATATAGCCACATTAATCAGTGGGCGACTTCAGTCTTTCGATCTCTGCATTTAATTGTTTAATCGCTTCTACGAGATAAGGAATGATAGCGGAGTAGTTGACACAAAGAACACTTTCAACCTCATTACCATCTTTGTCGAACCCTGGCCCCATATCACTCACCGCACTGGGTATGACTTTTAAAATATCCTGAGCAATTAAACCTGACTCTTCAATAAATTCAGATTCAGCGCTGTAAATATCCATTTTTTTCAGATATGTGCAACCATTCAAAGCATTTAAGACGTCGATAGGATTGCTGATTGACTTTATGTTTTTCTTTATTGATTGATCGGATGTTGATTGCCACGTCGTCGCTGTGGCAACCCCATTGGTCTGAAACGTATATGTAGCACTTGAGCATCTTATGGTGGCAGACCCTGACGCAAGTAAGTTAAAACTGTTGCTGCCGGGATATGCGCTCATCGTCACATCAAGTGAAGCCGCAGTACCTTTCCCCATGAACCATAGATTATCGCCGGTATAAGTCTTACCGCGGATATAACTCGCTTGGTTGTCTGCAATTGGCTTTAACTCGATCTGCTCACCATTGTTGTTCGATACGTTCAGTTTAGTCAGAGTTGCCGAACCACCCGTGATGTTAACCGCTGCATTATCCTGTGTGGCCATAGCTCCTAAGCCGAGGTTTGTGCGAGCGTCTTCCTTGGTTTTTGCACCGGTTCCACCCTGGCCAACGCTAAGCGCGGTAGTCAGCCCGGAAAGGCTGGTGATGTCGCTGTTTGCCCCTTTCTTCGCCAGCGATTTCTGACCAGGTACCGAGAAGGCCACACCGTTAATCGTGATAGTGACGTCTGTAGTACCGTTCATCACATCAGCGAAACCGCTCATGTAACGCTGATACATAGTGAAGGTTTCAGCGATGTCCTGCGCCAGACCGTCGACGCTCAGGCTGTCGCTCAGAAGAATGGCATATTTGGTTCCCGCAGGGATAGCAGGGTTAGCAGCTGGCGTAACGGTGATAGAGGTTGCGCTTCCAATCGCGGTAATCTGGAAAACCTGCGCTGGGCTGGTAAGCGCGATGACGGTACAGCCGTTACGAATAAGAGAACCAGCAGCAGTGAAGTTTGTGCCGGTACCTGTAAGGGTGTTTCCGCTGATGGCGATAGTGCCAGTAGTATAAATCATGTTTTCTCCAGGCAATAAAAAACCCGCCGAAAGTGACGGGTTATTAATCGTGTTGAATGTCTAATTGGATTATGAGAACGACCCGGTACCTCGGGTAATGGTTAACGTCGGTGATGTAATTGACTTACTTGCTGTTCCGCTTCCTGTGACTGTAATGGTTCCCGTAACTGTATTTGCGGTGATGTTTCTCAATGCATGCCTTACCGATATCCACATCCCAGTATTCCCTGACGGTACGTTAATATTTCCAAGGTCACGTATATTCCCATTGATATTGAGCGTGATGTTAACGACCGTTGTTCCGGTAAGCGATGACACATAAATCAGACCTTCGAGAAGGGCGGATTTCGCAAGCGAGGAATTAGAGGAGTCTGTGAATGTTATCGCTCTGGTAGCTGTTGTAGCGCCTGAAACGACAACGTCTGCTCCAACTCCAATATTCGCTATATCACCGACAAAAGTCGTGGCCTCAACACTACCCTTAAAGCTTCCATTTGTTGCATATACTGTTCCACGGATAGTGACGTTATTAAATACAGCGTAACCCGATTTATTAATATGCCAGCCAACATTACCGCTGCCATCCCATGTCGAAGACTGGATATAACTACCAATTTTGGCATTGCTGATCGTTCCGTCGCCGATAACTGCATCTCGGATAATCAACTGACCATTTTGCGTGGTGAATACGATGGTAGGCGTAGATCCTGCCTGCATCATCACAGCAAAACGATCCGCCAGGAAAAGTACCTGTGACTGCATACCTCCAGGGGTATTTTCCACGCCTATGCCCATCCCGGCTGCATACTGACGTCCGTTGGCATCTACAGCCACCTTGATGTTGTACATCGCGCTGAGGTCGCCATTTACGTTCGCTATCGCCTGAGCGTTAGTTGTGATGGCTGAGGTATGCCCGTTCACCGTTGCCGTGATGCCGTTTATCTGCGTGGCGGTGGCCTGCTGGTAATCCGAGAACGTCTGATTCAGGCTGTTGATGGATGCCTTGTTGCCGTTCACGTCAGTCTGCAAACTTAGCAGCGAACGTGCTGTTGCCTCCCTGTCGCTTGCCATGACGTTATCAATACGATCGATACTGGCCTTGCTGTCACCGTACTGCGCGCTGAGTCTCACCTGCTGATCAACCTGCGCCAGCGTACTCGTTATTAGCGCGATAGCGTTATTCTGAATGCCGCCGCTGGCAGTATCGGTTCTTGCTCCCAGCTCCTCCAGACGGGATGCCATTGATGAAGTCGTGTCGGTGACAACCTGTCGCAACGTGGTGATATCAGCAGTATTTTGTGAGCTGGCTTGTTCAGCTGCATCTGCCTTACCTGATGCAGCGTCAGCTTTACTCGCAGCCGAATCAGCTTTATCAGAAATGACCTGAGTACTCGCAGTGAGCTGATCAACAGCAGTAGCCCTTGCCTGAGCTTCATCTGACAGAGCCTGCATTACCTCGGTAATTCCCGCTTCGTTCTGCGATGTTTTTGCCTCAAGACGAGTAACATCCGTGACGCGTGCTTCCGTCTCAGTAGCGATCACCTCCCGGAGCTGTTCGAATGTCGCAGAGTTAGCCCCCTGCTGCGCAGTCTGGCGCACAACAACATCAGCAATAGCCAGGGCGTTGCCAATGATTGCTTCTGCTGTCTGCTTATTCGATCCAACCGCCGCTGCAAGACCGTTTGCATTCTCTTTGATTACATCAGCCAGTTCTGCGAACTTTTCACTGCTCTCCACCGCGCTCTCGATCAGGTCTTTGAACGTATCAGTCTCTTTAATCTCCTCCAGGATTGCATCGGTGATATCGGATACATCAATGCTGGCCTGCCCGCGCACAAAGTCTGTGTACCCTGATTCGTTTCCGCTGCGGTCCACCAGCTGCGCGCGGTACCAGAAAATCTGCCCAGCCTTAAGGCCCATCTGCTGATATTTGCGCTGCGGATAAGGCACATCGGCCAGCAGCATTGCATCGTCCTCGGTACCGGTCAGGCTATACTGAATTTCCGTCTTCAGCGTGTCGTCGGTATTCGCCGGGAATCCCCAGGTGACGTTGATTCCGAATACGACGTCTTCGGAGGCCTTAAGCCCGACAGGTTTGGGTACCTCACCCGCGCGTCCCTTCAGGTGTGTAAGCGCGGAAGTTGCCCAGAGACTCGATGCACCGCCGGAGTTGATCGCGCGTACACGGACCAGATAATCACCCTCGAAGATGCCAGGCACTTCGATATTGCGAAGACCGGTCTCCGGTACGTTAACCCACTCATTGTCGCCGCGCTTCCACTGCACCCGATAGGCTATGACATCCGCCTGTGGTTTGCCGTTCTTGTCGACCGGCGCATCCCAGGATGCCGTCAGGGTAGCCACTCGCTGCCCCTGGCGCACTGCGTCATAGCTCGCTACCACGATATTGGTCGGCTGGTTGACGAGGCCGGTTGGTATCAGACTGATTGGCGGCGTGTCCAGGCGGGCATTGTTATCGACCGCATCATATTTTGATGCGTTATATTCGGCCCCGGTGATTGTGAAGGTGTTTTCTTCATCATCAAATCTCAGGTTCGTAACGCGGAAGTATTGCAGACGCAACTGCCCGGCATCGATGACGAATACAGCGTTGGGTAACGGCTCTGCCGTGAAAGGCGTGGCGACCACCAGCTGCGTGCCGTTTACGGCCTGGATCACCCTGCTTTCAACGGTACCGCCCCGTGTGCGGATCATCAGTGTGTCACCCGCAACGGCACTGGTTCCCCGATCGGTTGTCACAGCCTTCAACCCGGCGTTATATCCGGTTATACGCCCGCCATAAACACGCCCTGAAAGGCGTTCGTCAGCAAATGCAAACACGGTACCCGGCACGTAGACATAGCCATCAAGCCCGGTCTGTAGCGTAATAATCCGGTCGAGTGAGTTGGAATACACCGCCCACCCGCCACGGCGCTGTGCTTCGCTCTCGCGCGTACAGCCGATTGCGGTGATCTGCGTCTGTTTAAACTTGAACTGCTTAACCAGGTCCGGGAACATCACCGCTGTTGTGCGGTCCTGATAGTGATTGTCAGGGTCGCTGAAGTTAATCAGCGCGCTGGAGAAGCGGGTCTTTTCACTGCCGCTCGAGTAAACCGGTTTGCCCACCACCGAAGCGCGGGTAAGGATTTGCAGCTTCGACGTATCCGCCGGCATGTCCGAGACAACATTGAACATGTTGTTGCCCCAGAACGTCATGCCATTGAACCCTGCGGCGATGTCTTTGATTACCTGCCACGCATCAGCCTGCGACTGGATGTAGACATCAAACATGAAGCGCGGCTCGGTACCGTCACCACCCTTCCCGTCAGGTACTTTTTGATCGCAACGCTGGGCAATACGGTAAAGCTCCCACTTATCCAGCATCTGCGCCGTGACGCGTCGGCCAAGACCGAAACGCGGCTCAGTGAGCACATCGAACCAGATCCATGCTGGGTTATTCGTCCAGCCCCACTTAAACGTCCCGTCCCATGTGCCGCTATAGGTTCTGGCTATCGGATCGTAATTCGAAGGGATGCGGATAATGCGCCCCTTAGGCTTACAGGAAACCTTCGGGATATTGTTGAACGATTTGGCGTTCAACGACACATACAGCAGCGCCGTATGGGGATAACGCAGGCGCGCATCAATCACCTCAGTGATTGCCTGTACCTGCGTTTTATTCTGCAACATCTGGCTGGTGCTGTCGTCGGTGTCGCGTACCACGCGAATCTGCCAGCCTGTACTGGCTTTCGGAAGATTAATGCGATGGGTCAGTTCATAGAGAGAACTGAGTTTCTCTGTCACGGTTCTTGTCATGACCGTAGAGAACGCACCACCATCTACAGCAAGATCGATATGGTACTTTACGGTAGTGCCGACAATATCCCCGTCGTTTTCCTGCTGCTGCAAACCCGGAATACCAATGCGAACGAGCACAGCGTCAATCTGGGTGTTACTCAGCGCGCGCGTCCAGGGCGTGGCTTTTGTCAGAGATACGCCAACCGTAGTTTCGTTCTCCACTGCGGGAAAACCCGGAATCGGCGTCTGGGTCTGTGTTCCCGGCCGAAATTCCCAGGAAACATTCTCAAAGTTCATCGTACCGTCGGCGTTTCCCAGCGGCGTACCGCCCAGGAAAATGCTGGTCGCATCCAGACCACCAGCAAACTCACCTTCCCCGAGCGCCAGCAGCATGCGGCAGCGCGCCATTGACTGCGCCGAATCAGGTTGTTCTACAGGTGTGTGCTGCTTCTGGCTGCCACCCTTTGCACCAGTGATCGCTTCCATATTACATCCATAAAAAAAGCACCCGACTGGGTGCTTGATATTCAGAAAGGAGTTATCAGATGTCTTCGGCGACTATGCCAGCGCTGATGATGGCGCCGCCAATCTCGCGCTCACCATAGAGAAGCGCGACCGGGTTTCCCATCGCAAGGGTATTCACTGAACCACCGAAGGCATAAGAGGGTTTATTGTCAGGATCGTCTCGCCCCTGTAACCCTTTGGGCTGGGGAGAAAGCATCTGGTAGATGCCGCCGGCCATCATTGATGCACCCGACATGATAAGTCCAGCACCAAATGTCAAACCTGCGCCAGTCCAGCCGGTTGCCACTCCTGTGATAATGCCAGCAACGACCATTACAGCGCCAAGGATCGTCTGGAATAATCCTGCTTTTTTTGCCCCCTCCATTACAGGAGCAATACGAATATCGCTGTCACCACCCAGCTCCTTGAAATCCTGTTCTCCGATGTTGCGTTTGCCACGAAACACCGCGAAGGTCATGCCGTTTTTTTTGGCATTCATCAGAAAGCTTTCTAGTCCGTCGAAGTTGATACACAGAGCTTTGACAGCTTCGGCAGATGTCTGCACTGCCAACCGGTGAACGCGCCCAAACCGGGCGCCCAGTGCGCCATACAATCGAATCGTGGTTAAACGCGCCATGGCTTTATCTCCTGCGGCAAGTTTTTGTGACGAACGCAGATCATCGTGCGGTCTTTGAAATAGCCTCTGGAATATGGGGTAATGCATGAAGGCTGGCCGTAAAGATGGTGGAGCAGTTCACCTTCTTCAGTGATGATCCCCGCGTGGTTCCACTTAGCGGATTCAACCTGCATGATTACCATGCAGCCTGGCGCGGGGTCGCATTCGACAAACCCTTCCCGCTCCCAGTTTTCGAAATAGAGATTGTCCGGGTACTGACTTTCCCACCACGGGTAATCGACGCGAAAATCGTTCAGCGTGACGCCCTGAATGGCGTGCCAGTCCATAATCAGCCCCCAGCAGTCATTCGAGCCCAGGATAAACGGACGCCCAATAAGCGGCACCGCCTCAGGCATTATCTCGGCGTATTCATCGCTGTCCGGCGCGTAAATGCCCCAGATCACGCCGGAGTTGTTGCACTGCTGGCGGTCCAGATCGGACGGAATAGGCCGGGCACCGTCGCCAGGGTGGGAGTGGATGACGCGAATAATCGTCCCGATATCTTCGGCGTTAGCCCAGTGCTCGCCGTCGATGCGAAAATGCTCTGTCGGAATTTCGTGCGTATTCGGCACAGGAATGTAGCGCTGGCGACGGCCAGACTGAATAACGAAGCCACAGCACTCGCGTGGGGATTCCTCCAGTGCATGCGCCCGGATAGCTGCCATTATTGTTTTATTCATTGGTACGTCCGGTTATCGGGAAAAAAGCACGGTGGCTGGATAGCCCCCAAAATCAAGGGTCGCGGTATTAGGCTCTGCCAGCCCGGCACCAAACCGCTTACGGCAGTCACTCAGGCAGCCGCCGCACACATCCAGCGCCGGGTCAGCGACAGGATTCCCCTTCGCGTCGAAATATGCCGTACCGTTATAGGTGCATCCATCTCCGCTCCGGTACTGCCCGCGTAGCGCCCATTCGCAGAGCGAGGTGATTTGTCTGGTTGGGATAACAAGCCCCTGCAGGTCTGCGGGGCTACTGAGTGACCATGAAACCACTTCGTCGTCTTCGGAGGTTTTCGTGTCAAGCCAGAAGGTCTGAAGCGTGAACATCGACGGGTCGGCGGTCGGGTTCATCCCACCGGGGTAATTCACGGCATCGAGGTAAACCGAATAGGTGTCGATAATGCTCACTTTGGCATTAACCATGTCTTTAAATTGCAGGCATAGCGCCGTGATATGACCGTCGAGGTTGGAAACGCTGAGTGTCGGCTCTGCGGCCTGGTCTGTTGAAAGCTCCAGGCCTGCTACCTGAAACGGCCAAAAATCGTAGGTATTGCCACCGAATACGATTGGCTTTGGTCCGAGCTTTTCTTCATCACCATTGGCAGCGTCGATCTCTTCCGGTGTATGGGGGAAAGGTGCGTAGTGGAATCGGTGGATCCCGCCACTGAACTCTGAGGCGTCAACTTCAACCAGGCGGACCCTGCCACCCGGCGCCAGCATTGCCGCCTGATCGACTAATGCCATTATGCATACACCCCATAAGCCCGTTTGATAGTGAATGTCAGCTCAGCGAATTTGCTGCTGATCTGATTTTTCCGCACAGAATCTGCGACTACACGGTAAAGCCCCTTCTCTTCTCCCGGCGGCGTGATGATGAAGGCCTTCACGGTATGAGCCAGGAGGAAATCACGGACTGCATCAACCTCAGCCTCTGCTCCTGTATGCTTCATCGGCACCTGAATGGCTGTGGAGTTGATGCCATTCTCAGCAACCTGCTCATAGCCATCACCGAACTGCGCAGCGCGCACCGTTTGACTATATTCAATCGCGCCAGCACCGAGCTGAGATCGCCAGTTGTATGTTTCAACGGCCATATTTGCTCCATAAAAAAACCCGCCGAAGCGGGTTATATAATTCAGTATTGGTCGGCAGAAAAACCGCCTCTTAGCGGATTCAGTTATTCGATATGATTCGGATGTAGTGTGAAGTCGCCACGAGAGCCTGAAGCGAATTTCCGCCTGTTGCACATAACGTTCTGGAATCGTACTCTCGGGACCAGTGGCATAACCAATTTTCCAGGTCTTCCACTGAGTAATCCTTACGAGCCAAACCCTCTGCAATGGTTACGACCTCATCACTGGGTGCCGTAAGCTCATATCCATTCAGCAACAGGAATACGTAACCAGCCATCATGGCTGTGCGTTTGTTTGCATTTGCGAATGGATGATTCTGGATCAGGCTTTCAATAAGAACAGCAGACAGACGAAACATATCGTCTGTCTGCTCATAATATCGAATGGTACTTGGTCTGGACTGTGAAGAACTGAGGTTGTTCGGATTCAGCACGCCTATTGGTTCATTTGGCGTCTGAGTCTCGATCAGAGACCTGTTGATGTAAACGATATCGTCAATGGAAAGATAATTGACTCCTTCAACATACTCTATCGTCATCCGTTTCTACTCAGACCTTTGAAAGTTCTTCCATCGCCTTCTCGTAACGAGCAAACCCAAACTCAAAGGCGTTTTTAACTTGACCAGTATGTGAACATGTTTCGCTGATCGCTGCACGAGGTTTCGCCACCGTGGATTTGTCACGAGGCGGAATGTACAAGCGATCTGCCTTTTTTAATGCGTGACCCATGATTATCACCCTCATGCACGTTAGGCAGTGCTTTCTCAAATTGTAGGATGTAAACACATCCAAAGATTTCATGACCACTTTAAGTGGTTGAGGACAATTTAATACCATTCGTCATATTTGAGCAATGGGCCTATGTCTTAAGATAGATGCATGTTCGACGAACTTTATCGCGGCCACTTTGCAAGTTAAAGGCATTTTCGCAGAAGTTACCCCTCAGGTAATAGTAAACTATTGTCACGTTCTCAGGAGATAGGCTGGGCCTATGATCCGGTTGAAGAGTTCAAGAAGGCCATAAATAGCACTTTTTGCACAAAATGCATGGCTTAGTTGGAATGCATGACACCATGCATTGCTGTAATATTTCGCCCCCTCTGAATGTGGCGCTCAGATTTTAACCAACAAGACCGAGCCTTGCGCCGACAAAAAAGCCCCGCGGATGCGAGGCGGTAATACTGTTTGGTTGCCTAGGCGTGGCCTGGGTTCATTTCTTACCAGGAAATAAAATTACGTTTGTCATATCAGGCTCTTCATCAACAGCATCTTTATATTGCCTGAATAACGAAAGCCCAATTTCAAGTTCTGCGCAGAGCACTGTGCGATTACCATCAAATCCTTGAGGTGATACAAGGCCGATATTTTCCATTAGTTCAACAAGTTGTCCTGCCCGGTTGTACCCTATTCGAAAATTTCGCTGAATGCCCGATATGGAAACCTTCTGATTAATAACAACCCACTCGATTGCGGGTTCGATCAAAGGATCATCAAAGTAATTATCCATAAACAAATTACTCCGAAGGGGTTGGGCCGCAGCGGCTGGCATAAGAGTTTCCGTCGAGATCTATCCACGATTCATCTCTTCCATCGGGATAAATAGCTTTTTCTCCAACTTCATAACTCACACCTTTCGAAAACATCCCTTTCGAGGTCATCTTTAGATGAACATAAAAAGGATGATATCCAACATACGCACCAAACCCATTTTTGCCAGCTACTCTGCCACATACGAAACCACTGACAACATCCCCGGACTCCTGGTTCTTGTCCATGTTGAACCTAACCATTTTGAACTTGGCGCTATCCGGGTCCATCAACCCATTTGCAATTTCTTGCTGCCCAAGTTGAATCGCTTTTTCCTCTGAAGGTTTACACGCAGCAAGTGCGATGCAGGCTAAGCTTAAGCAAATAATTTTTTTCACAATCATCCCCTGACTATCATATTTTTTCTAATAATAACCAGGGGATATGAGAATGTAACGCGATGAGCTGATATTACTTTTTCACAAACCTCCCGCCGATAGCCCCATCATCCCTGATGGCTCGGATGATGCCTTCCTGTACGTATTGCTTCATCCTCTCCGCTAACGCCCGGGCTGCCGCATCTCCCCCCCCGCTAGTATTTGTTGTCGCGTTACCTTTGTTATCGACATAGATATCCACGTTGATTTGATGCCCAGAACCACCAGCACCATCCGCCCTCACACCGAGACGCCCCGCAGAATCACGAGTTAGCGGCATGATTGCTTCAGCTCCAGCCTCTGCGAAGACTCCGCCTTTCGCAAACTTAGATGCGCCCTGGAAGGTGAAATACTGAGGAGTATCGTAAACACCGTTCACATACTTACCAAGGCCAGGAGAGTCATAGACGCCACCTTTAGCATTGAAAGTTATGCCAGCAGCGGCGTTTGCATATGATCCACCTGGAGTGCTGCCACCGCCAATGCCACCGCTTATCCAGCCCATTGCGGCCTGTACTGCATAGGCAACCAGTAACCGGTTGGTCACCTCGGCGATCATCTTTAACATGGATTTGGTGAATTCTTTGAGGCTGGCAGTTCCAGTTGTGACCAAACTGGTCAGCATGTCGGAAAGGCCACTGAAGGTGGATCCAGCAACGTTACGCATTGCTTCGAATGTGTTAGTTGCAGAATCCGCATAATCAGCCCATCCGCGCTTTGCTCCAGCCTGCCAGTTACTGCGAAGTTCGTCTTCCTTCCGGTATGTCTCTTCCTGCTGAGCCAAAACTTTTTTTTGCGCGTCAGGATTGAAGGCATAGGTCTCAGACAAACGCTGACGTGTTGCCGCCCGCTCAGCCTCCCTGGTTGAAGTCCCTGCAGCTGCCGCATCAATTTCTGCTTGCTTAGCTGCCTGCTGCTGAGCAAATTTGGTCGCCTGATCGGCAAGAGAATTCAGTTTCTGCTGCCTTGCAATCTGATCGCCCAATGCTGCATTAATATCAGCCTGCGCGAGAAGTTTATCCTTATTGGCGAGCAGTGACTTCTCATCAATGGTAAGCGCACGGCCTTTTGGATCATTTGCCGTTGCCTCGAGAATACTGATTTTGGATATCAGTTCCCATTGCTGCTTACGTTGCTGACTGATTACATCGTTAATATCACGATGTTCTTGAAGCGTTTTTAGCTGCGCTTGCAGAGCTAAAGTCTCAGCATTGTAAGTGTCGGTTGAGCGATCACCTGCAGACACCTTAACGGCTGGGGTTTTGGGCGATTTATTTGGGTGAAACTGCTTGTTTATCGCGTCAACTGCCTGTTGGCGTTGTTGATCACTCCATTTATCAGGAGCGAGTGCGACATTTTTCCAGAGTTCTGAAAGGGCTTTGCTACGTTTTTCTTGCCATGTTGCTGACTGCTCAAGGATTCTATTTTGATACATTAAGGAAGATGTGCGCTTTTCATCTTCTTCTTTACCCTTGGTGACTGCAGATGAAATATCGTTTTGTAAACTTACTGCCTGCTGGAGCGGCGAAATCTGAGCTTTCAACGCATTTATGGCAGATAATTGAGCGTTACGACGGCGATCATAATCATCATCAACAGAACTGGTAGCATATCCATAATTTTCTGTTTTACGTTCCGGCAATAGCGCCTTTTCGCGCACGGATAATTCAGCTTGCATGCGTTGAAGCATGTCATCCGGTGCTTCCGGCCGACCAATATTGAGCAGTTCGCCCCACATGCTTTTCAGTGCATCGCCGGTTGCTTTGGCGGCACGCTCAATAAGCCCCAGATTATCCAAAACCTGTTGGCTTCTTTTCTGCTCGGCCTGGCTGTAAGCTTTCGCCGCCGCTTCAGCAGCCCCTTCTTTATCTCCTCTACGTTCCAGGGAGGAGATGTAATCATATTGAGCAGAGGTCAAATAATGCATCGTAGAGTTTAACTCTTCCGATGCTTTGGATGGGGCAAGGTACAGCTTTTGGAAGTTTTTGATCGTCTCATCAACGGATCTTCCCGTGGCCTCTTCCATCGCTAATGCTGTGGAAGTGATCATCTCCAGTTGTGATACGCGAAACTTCCCGGTATTGACGACCTTTGCCAGAGCATCCGTGGCTTCGGCCTGCGTTGACCCAGACTCTGCGATAGCCTTAGCCATCTGGCCTAACTGCCCAGCAGTAGTTCCGGCGTAGTTCCCCGTCAAGATAAGAGATTTGTTAAGGTTTTCTGCTTCTTTCGCAGCCTGATACCAAGCGTACGTCAGGATCCCGGCGGCAGCTGCAATTCCTGCGATAGTCAGGTTTAGCGGTGTAAGTATCCCTCTAACCCTTCCCAGGTTTTCGGCCGCCTCTGAGGTATTATTAAACCCATCAGCAAGATCACCCAGACTTTCCGAAGCCTCGTCAGTACCATTTTCGATATCAGAATTGAATCCGAACAGCGCGTCCCTGAGAGCCTGGAACATGGCACCAAATCCGCCGAAGGAATCTTTAATCTGTCCGCCCTGCTGGAGCATTATCAGGAATGGAGACTGCCCGCTCGCAAGTTGCGTGGCAATATCGGTAAGCTGGGCGGGCAACATACCAATTGCAGCGCTGTATTGCCCTACTGAGATGCCTGCGCGCCGGGCAGCAGCTTCCTGCCGGGATAGCGCCTCTGGTAGTACGTCAGCGACACCAGAGAGGCGCTCACGCGTCTGGTTAAGGATTGTGTTGAAGTGCTCGAACTGCGCGCCGTTAATGCGGCCTGCCTCGAAATGAGCCACCAGCTGTGCGTGCTGTTCATCCAGTGAGTTGAACGCGCGGATTGTCGGGTCGATGGAACCCAACAGGTTCTTTAACGCTGCGGACTGCTTCTCTGCTGCCTGGGTAGCGGCTAATTCAGCCTGAGCACGCGCCGCGGCTTCTCCGGTGTCGGTCAGCTTGAGGCGGGTGTCATCCAGGATTTTGTTGTAAGCCTGAAAGGTATCGGTATCCAGGAAACCTTTGGCCTGGAATTTCCGCAGCGATTCTTGCTGCTCATCCAGGCGGTTTAACGCCTTGGTAACCGGGTCGATATTCTCCAGCAGCCCTTTGAGCGCGTTCTGCTGCTCTTTAAGTCCTTCGCTGCCTTGCTTCGCAGATTCAGCGCCAGCGCGAAACACGCTATTCAGATCATCTGCTTTATCTACAGCACCGGCCGCCGCCTGGCCGAGTTTATCCAGTTCGTTGCTGGCTGTTTTCAGGTCAGAAACATCGGCCCGCAAAGTAATCGAGGCGATCTGGTCTGTCATTATTTCGTCTCCTTATGCATTACCTTGAGAGCCTCGCTTTCCATAATTTGAAGGTCAGCCATGCAGGCCGCCGCATCCTCAACCCCGTGTAACTCGAACATCCAGGGGAGAACGTTGTAATCAAGGCCGGTCGCCCCGCTCGCGCCGACTCGCCACTGGGTCGCCAGGGAAGAGAAGATGGTGAAGGAACTCCACACCGAGGGCAGGATCCCCACCTCTTCCTCCACGTCCTCAGGCGTCAAACCAAAAGCGCTCAGCTCCGCGAGCGTCGGTCCCGGCGTATACAATGCTGCGGCGACCTGCCTCAGTTTTTTTCGCGGATACCCATCAGCTCTTTGGTGTATGCCAGACCGATGCTGTCGAACGCGCGTGGATAGTTCCGCAGAAGGACAATAACGTTTTCGCGGTTGAACTCATCGGGAAGCGCCCACCCCTCGACAATTTCCATGAGGTAGTCGGCCTGCGGCTCGATAGCATCCTTTTTACCTTCGGCGGCCTTTTGCAGCTTCTCGTCCATGGAGCGCAGCTCTCCCAGCGTCTTATGGCGGAAAGTGAACGTCAGCTTGCCGTCTTCGGCGCCAGCGCGCGGAATGCTCGCGGTCACAGAAAAAGTTGGGTTGGGGATCAGGGAAAATTTGGTCATTTCGATTCCTAAGAAAGACTTTGGTTTCAGTAGCGAAGAAAGCCCGGCGTACCGGGCTTGAGTGGTTAGCTGACCGTGACGGCGCAAGCAGCAGAGGTGATAGTTTTACCCGCCGCGTCAGTGACTTCGCAGGTGTAAGAACCAGCATCACCGGATACCACAGATGGAATGTTGAACGTCGAGGCGGTTTTGCCCGGAATAGCGGTGCTGCCTTTCTTCCAAACGTAGGTGTAAGGTGCTGAGCCGCCCTTCATTACCACCGCCAGATCCAGCACTGCGCCTGTGGCAATCGACTTGGTTGACGGCAGGTCGGTCAGGAACGCCAGCGGCGTCACGGATGAATCGGCGATCGGGTAAATCTGCATATCCGATTCGAAGTTCATACGCGCTTCGTTGCTCTCAACGGCGTTGATTTCGGTACGCGGCACGCGCTGGAAAGATACTTTGGCGGAGTAGTAACGATCCGCTTTGCCGCGCGGGTTGTGGAACCATACCGCCGTGGTGTCGCTGGAGTCATCCAGGTCGATAAGGCGTTTGTAGATCGCCAGTTGAGGGTCATGCGCAAAGGTGTAAACCTGAACCACCGCGTTTTTAAACGTTGGGATGGTTCGCGCTTTATCATCTTCCAGGAACTGCACGCTGATGGTCTGCTGGTCACCACCTTCAGTTGACAGTGTCATCACCTGAGGCATGGTGATCCATGAGTCGATTTTACGCAGCGTGCCCGCGCCAGTGCCTGCCGGGAATTTGGTGGTGTCGGTAGTATCGAATGCTTCCAGCACGATTTTATTACTGGTCACCGATTTTACGCGCAGCACCATGTTATCGAGCTTTAACCAGCCGGAACTCACCTGAACTACGTCACCAGCCAGAATGCCGGAGGCCGATGCAACGGTCAGTTCGCATTCCGTCGCGTTAGAGGCTGCGGTAAAGGTGATTGGGGCTTGATAGGCCTTGGCCACGTTCACACGCGAGCCGTTAGGGATTGCGAATGCCATAGCACTCTCCTGAATTTAGGTAATAAAAAACCCGCCATCTGGCGGGTCAGTAGTCAGCGCGGTACTGCATGCTGACGGGGATGGTGTAGGTTATGGAACCACTGGAACCGTTGGGCGCCGAGGTTGGCCGGTCCTGGATGGGTTGTCTCACCTGCGGCGGCCCGTTGATGTAAACCGTCAGATCACCGTCCACCAGCGGCAGTCCTTCAGGGAATGCATCTGCCACCGACTGGGCAAGCCCTCTCGCCTGGCTCACGCCTGAGCCTGCGGGAGTAATGATGTTTACCTGCAAGATCCCCTGATAGGTACGCATCAGACCTTCTATGTCCTGACCTACAGTTTGTGCAGGTAAAACATAAACACGGGCGTATGGCGCATCCGGTGGATCGAATACGATATTCGGCCAGGCGATCGGCAAGCCGAGAGAAGCCGAGATTATGGCTACCCGGCTCTCCAGCAGGTCAGCTATTCGCATGGACTGATCACCGACCATTGCGTACCTCGCTCATTGCCTCTCGGAACAGCTGCGCCGCGTCGATAGCTGTAATGCCCACCATCCCGCCCGGCGCCTGGGTGGAATGACCGTTTTCCAGCGCTGCCGCATATGGCAGGTTATTGGTGAAGTAAATCGCGCTCACTTGCCCTACTCTGAACACCTCAAGCACCGCCAGACCGCGGGAGTTTGAACCCTGCCCCGAAGCGTCCGGGGTATCGTTCGTCTCTGTTGGCTGGCTATCGAACCCGACATACCAGTTGTTCTTGAACCGACCACCGACATAACCCTCAGGCTTTTTGATGTCCATCGAGTCGTTTACACGCAAACCGCGCTTTAGTCGTCCCGATTTGGTCAGGTTGGCAGGATCATCGCGAAGGGCAGCATTATGTTCACGCACTGCAGTATTATAAGCAGAGGCCGTTTGGTTCACTTGCCAGGTCTCCGGCTGCCCGACTGGTGACATCTCCACCAACCTACCCAGGATTTTGATACCCGTCCGGCGCACCGCCTCGTCAATCTCCTGCTTTGAGCCATCAACGAACAGCTGAATAGCAGCCAGGAACGGCTGATTTACGGAACTGGACATATCAGGTCCTTAGCTGGATGTTATAGGAGATCAACACGTCTGCCGGCTTAACCGGATTCGGCTGCACTACCCGCCACTTTTTGCCGTCAATCTCGATGCGGTCATCGATACGCACTTCCGTTTCGAATGTGGCTGCCAGTTTCTTATCGCCAGTGGCGATCAGCGAGCCATCAATTTCGCGGGAGGAGTATTCGGTGATAACGCCGGTAACGGTCGCTGTAATAGGCTCGGTGATAACCTCTTTCCCGTACTGATCGCGGGTGGTGGTTCCGCCGCGAGTCAGTTGGTAGGCTTTGCCGTTCTCCGTCAGTAGCCGCGTTGCCGTAGCGCGCATGCGGCGATAGTCGATTGCCATGCTACCCCCTTTCGATCCGGACCTGGTTGCCGCCAACCACAAGCCCGCGCAGCGAGGAATAGAACCAAGGGAATGATGGAGTAGCCTTATTCGTTCCCGGCTCGTACTGCACAGATACCGCCCCCTGTACGCTCTCAGCTATGACCGCGCCGCCACCGGAGACCGACGGCGTGAGATCAATCTCCTGCGACTCGATAGCCAGGCGGCATTGGGCATCAATCAGGAGCTGTGGAATAGCATCATCCGGCAGGTCCACGCCATCGAAGCGTACGCCGGAGCGCGGCCATGACAGCGGCTGCGATGTGCTGGAGCGCTGACCTCGCCATTGTTGCCCTTCCAGATAGTCCATCGCCTGCATCAATAACATGCCGCACTCGCCGTCATCGGCAGGAACGGTATACCCGCGCCCCGCCGCGAACGCACGCAGGTCAGCAACGCTGGCGTAACTGTTGAAGCTAGGAACATGAGGATCCGCATTAATCATCTCAGCTCTCCGCTCAGGCTTCGGAAAGCTTCTGCTTCAGCAGGTAGCCTTCCAGCATCCGGATTTTGTTGACCGCATTTTCGCGGGCAATCTTGCGGCCGATTTCAGCGTCGAAATTATCCGGGCTGGCGCAAGCACTTTCACCAGTAACAGAGAAGCCGTTTTTGAGATGCAGAACACAGAAGGTCAACGTTTTAAGACTGTCGTGGTAGCCGGTAAGGCGCGTCAGTTCGTCTTGTTGGCGGATGTTATGCAACACACCATCCTCTGCAGTGAAGTAATATTCACCATCGATAACGCTTTCGATGTGCTGAGTGGTTACACGCGGCGCGGTCAGCCCTTTGGCCTGAATTTCCTGCTCGATGTCTTTGTCGCTCACGATTACTCCTCCAGACGCCAGTCCAGCGCCAGCCAGTTATCCACTTCGTCAGGGTGAACCTCAGCGCTCAGCGGGCCGTCGGGGAACTCCGGGGTATCTCGCACCATAGCCACCAGCTCAATACCTGTTTGTTCAGCGCCGTTCTGCGCGGCAAGCTTTTCCGCTTCACGCTGAGCGCGCTGCTCTTTGGTTAATCCGGCCATTGGGCCTCCTGAAAAACAAAGGGGCCGAAGCCCCCTGGGTTAACCCATGATGATGGCGGAATGACGTGGCGCCACAGCAGCCACACCCCACGCCAGACCCACTTCATAACGCACCTGACGGTACTGGCGGTACAGCGCAACCTGGAAGGTGATGCCAGATACCGGGTCGGTCACATTCATGACGTCATCAGCAGTATCGCCACCTTCAGGCATCGCCGGGGTACGACTGGCCAGCAGGAATGCCCCGCGGTCAAACGCCATGTTCGGAACGAATTCGCTCAACACGGTGACATCAGCCTGATCTGCCAGATCCTGACGGAGGCCCGGCGCGCTAATAGTGATAGTGGAAGACGTAGCCGCAACGACCAGATACTGATTGTCATCACCGGCGAACTTCACCGCAGTACCTGCAGCAATACCGCCGGTGCCGGCAGAGATAGCGATGATGATATCGCCCTCTTTCTTCGCGCCATTGGCCTTATAGCCAGCAGCAGCGCTTTTCGCGGTACGCTTGATGCTGAAGGATTCGTGGAGGTTGAAGCCCATGATGCGACCGATAACACCTTCACGCAGCAGCTGGTCGGTTCCCGCTTCGTTCGCTTTGAAGAGGACAGCCTGCTTACCACGGATGGATGCCATCGCTTCGCCACCCAGCACCATACGCAAATCGGTAGTCGGCGCACCGTTATCGGTCAGGATTTGACGCGCCAACGCAGCATCAGTCAGATCGTCTTTGATGCTGAACGGGGTATTCTTCGGCGCGCCAACAGCGCGGGAGGAGTTGAGGTACAGCGCAGCGAGGTCTGCATCCACTTCGTTCGCCAGCGCACGGAAAGCCTGCTTGAACTGGTCAGCCAGGATGGTGTTGTAAGTACCAGCCGGACCAAGCGCCAGTTGCTCTTCACCATTCCATTTCACCGGGGCCATTTTGGATTTGGTGATTTGGACATCCACACCACCGATGGTCTGGTCGCCAGAATTAGGCGCTGAAGGACCAGGGACAATATCTTCAGTGGTGGCTGCAGGTGCGACTGGCGCACGTACGGTCTGGTCTTTTGCAGCAGCATCCGCTTTCGCGTCACGCGCCACCGCAGGAATAAAACCAGTTTGCTCGCGGGACACTACGTCCAGCGCGGTATAGATGGTCGGGATCAGACCAGTAAGGGTATTGCCTGCCATTTATGGCTCCTTTCGATTTAATCGACGATGCTGACGCCGTCTTTCAGCGCTGCTTGCTTGCCAGCGTTATCCAGGGAATCAAACGCATCGCGTTTCATGGTTTTTTGCCCGGCCTGGTGCTGCGACTGGTGAGAACCGCTGCCGCTGTTACCGGACGCTTTGAGGATGTAATCTTTCTGCGGATGCGACTCGACCAGAGACTCCAGGGCCTCATCAAAGCTGGCTAACTCGCCGGGCTTGGTGCGAGAGAACACCTTATTGCCCTGGCCGTCGTAAGCCACAACCTTGCCGTCTTCGATTTTGAAGTTCTGCCCGAAGTACGAACGCACGAACTCACTCGGGATCGCCATCTTCTCGGAGATGAATTTGGAGCCACCGAAGCGCCCGCCAATCATCTCGTCGTACAGTTGGCTTTCCAGTTGCTGAGCTTTTCCGTTCGCTTCGTCCAGCTGCTGCTGGAAGACCTTAGTGATCTCCGCCTTTACCTGGTCAACGGCGCCAGCATCGATCAGTTTTTTCTGGTCGATTTTGGTCATCATCTCCAGGGCTTCGAGCGCCTTGGCCGGGTCACTGATGCCAGCGAATTTCGCGAGGTTGGCTTCCGCCGCTTCCTTCGCTTCACGGTGAGTTTTCGCCTCACCATTCAGGGAGGTGATTTTTGTCATCGCTGCGGCTGCGTCGAACGGGATCTCTTTGCCATCATCATGGATGTACACAGGCATACCGTTTTCAACGACCACATTTCCGTTAGCATCAAGTTTCAGTTTCATTGTTTTTGCTCCAGCCTTCCGGCCATTGGTAATAGGTCATCCGACCCGGTCACCGCGTCGCATCCGCTCAGCGGCAGGCATAAAAAAGGCCGCCCGGAGGCAGCCTTGATTTGTTTGCAATAAAAAACCCGCCGGAGCGGGTCAGTGATCACCTCAGAACGCCTGTTCTCAGGCTATGCTTCACCTCGAATTGAAAGCAGCATATCTTTCAGAAGGGCAACTTGTGCTTCTGCTGCAATTCTGCGATCTCGTTCAGTTTTTAGCTTACCAAGCAATTGCGTATTCTTTTGCTTAAGACCTTTCACTTCGTGATTATTGATAATTTCACGCTCGGAGTTCCATGAGCGGTCAACCTCATAGTAAGCATCTTTCTGATTTGTCATATTAACCTCGTAGCTGGTTGCGTAGATAATGGAGTCCGGCACACAGTCTACGTTCTGCGCCTTCGGGAGCTACCCTAGCCGGACGCGATTATTGTAGCACTTATTCGAAAGCAGCAGTATCAATTCGCCGCAGTTCGTCCAGAGTCATGAACTCACCCTTGTCAGTGAACATCTCCGGCACGGTAATTTTCCTGTTACGCAGCATCATGGCGCGGGTAACGCCCAGCACCTGCTCCTGCCGCGCGTAAGGCTGCCTAACAAGCCACTCACTGAAGCTTAGCCCAGCGGGAATTTGGCCCGACATGCTCGCCCGCGTGGCACTACTCAACTCGTCTGGTGATATCTGCATCTCTTCCCACGATTTGGTAATCAGGATTTCACCGGAGCGACAGCAGAAATGAATTTTGCCGGGCCCGCGCAGATAAGGGATCTCATGCCCCAGCGGCTTGCCGTCGAGCGTGTAAAGCTTTCGGTCGCGGATAATGCACCACTGGCTGGTATGAGTGTCCAGCGTTGAGGACCACTGTTTGGCCTTTACGATATCGCTGTTGCCCTGTGCGAACTCCTGACGCGCAGTAGCGGCCATGTGATTTACAGCCGTGCGGGCCACCACCGCCAGGTCGCGACGGGAGGCGTTAATCACCCCATCTTCACGATTGAGTTTCGGCGTTCCGGCAACGCGTTTAACGATCTGATCTACCGTTTCACCCTGAAGGAAACCGGTGCGCACAGCGTTGGTGATTTTATCCAGCCGATCCGTTTCAAGCTTCTGGCCCCACTCCTTCAGCAAGCGCCCCTGGAATGGCTGAGCCACTGCTGAGGCGTAAACCTGCTCAGGCGCGATGCTCTGGAGCGGTACATGCCTGAGGATCTGCTTCGGAATGATGCTGCTGAAAAGGTCAAACTGATAACCGACCTCATATTCAACGTAGCTCGTCAGTTCCCGCGCCAGCGCATCATTGACCGGTTCGTAGGCCTGTTGGTTCAGGTCGCGTACGCCAGCCAGAAGCGAAGCCAGGCGGCGGGCGCTGTAGGTGTCGGCACGCTTGCCGTCCAGCAGCACCAGCAGTTTTGCAGCAAGGTCAGCATCCAGCCTGTTCAGCAACGACACCATGCGCCGGGCGACGCCAGTACCGTAGCGGTTCACATAAAGCCCGTGCGCTATGGTTTCGTCCTGAAGCCTGTCATTGACGGAACGGGCCATATCACACCTCGTCCGGCGGCAGCTCTGTCAGCGAGGCCGATTCAGCCAGCAACTCGTTCAATACCTTGTCGGGGTCTGCATCGGCATCAATCAGACTGAGCTTTTGCAGCGCCTTAATGGCATCGATACGGCGGAGGTCGCCACCCTGGCGAAGTGACTGAATAGCCAGTGCCGCAGGCGGGTTAAACTCTTTCGACTCGACATCCAGCTCGGTGCGGACATCTACGTTGCCGCCTTCCTTCTCGCCGATGTACTCAGCCATGATTTGCAGGATGTTGTCGATCGCATCTTCAAGGCTGGTAGACATGGTGTAGAGCGGTGACTGCTCCTGCATTTTCTCTTCGGAGGTCTGGTCTACCGATTTGGTAGAAGTGTTTTCCGTACGCAGCAACTTCGCGCCAGCCTGGCGCATCTGCTCCACAAGTTCTGCCAGCGACTCTTTACCAGCACCGATGGAGGAGCCTGTATGCTCGACGTATTCCAGACCCTGCTTTTGCCGATCAGTGAACGACGTAGCTGAAGACGAGCCAATTATCAGCTCTTGCCCCTCTTCCAAACCGAACACCGTGAGCAACGGCACCCTGGCGACGTGCAGAATGTTGTCCTGCTCGCTCTGGCTCTGCCAGTGCTTGATGTTCAGCAGGGCCATGTTGAGCAGTGGCGGTGAACCACACATAAACCCGGTGCGCTTGGTGTAGAGCGTCACCAGTGTTATGTCCTTACGAGATGTTGTCCATTCGTCGAACTTCCCCCAGTTCGCCGCCCCATCGATACCTTTCGACTTGCGGTAGATTTGCACCATTCCAGGTGTCAGATAACGAATTTGCTCGACCTTTGTCTGCCCGAAGTCGTCGCCGTCCTCGATAACTACCTCTTTGATACGCAGCTCGGTCAGCACCACTTTGCCGTCTACCATTTTCGACTTCCATCCGATCACCTGCCGGGGATTGAGCATGGTGACGTATGGGCGCGCGCCAGTAGCTTTCTCTTCCGCTTTGGTTTTCACCTTTTCGGTGTCCACCCTGGGATAATCCACCAGCGCATGGGACAGGCCATACTGCATCGCCAGCCCGAAGAATGCCTGTGCCCAGACATCCAGACGAGTACCTTCAAGGTCGAAGTTTTTCGCATACTCTCGCAGCTCATCCGGCACATTCTCGGCAAGCTTAATGGGCTCAGCAAATACACGCCCGATGTTTTGCTTAATGGTCTCTTCGTAGGCTGGCAGAAGCGTGGCCACGGCGAGGCGTTTTTTGTAGTCCTCTTTGTCTTCTTTCGGCCAGCGCGGGAGATAAGTTTCGCCAAGCTGGCGCATGTACAGTGTACCGCCCATCAGGGCATCGTTGATATCCCACGCCTCGACCATGTTCCCATAGTCCAGATTGGGTGTTGAAATGTCAGGCATGGAGTTAGAGCCTCAGATTGGTGACTTTGCCGACTCTCTTCGGCGGTGAATGCAGAACGGCATATCGGGTAGCATCCCAGTCGTGATCTTCCTGTTGGGTATCTACATCGTCGGGGTTTTTACTGTCGCGCACGAGTACCGGCACACGGCTGATCCAGCCACGGCAGTAGTCGAATACGTAAAATGCAGGTTTCTCCGGGATGCCGGATTCCAGTTTCTTACCTTCATTGACAGCTTCGAGCATATCGGCGAACAGAGCAGCGCCGTTAACGCGCGATCCCGGCTTTTTGTTTGCCTCAAGCCATTTAACGCCCTGGGACTCCATCTTCTGCGCAATGGAGAGTTCATCATCGCCTGTATTGTAAATGGCGCTGTCAGCCGGGCCCGGTGTAACCTTCTTGCAGATGCCAGGCATGATGTTCAGTTGCCCCTGCGTCACCCCGTTAAGCTTGATTTCGTCAGGCTCAGCAAGTTCATCGCCCACCAGTCGTTTATCTACCCAGGCAACGCCCTTAGCGACGTTTGTTGATGACATATTCAGGCCTTTGTTCAGCTCGTCCGGTGGGCAGCCGTACCACTCGCCAATAAGAATCAGCGTCCCAGCAGGCGGGCAGAACTGGCGGCCATCAGGCAGTTCTGCGGCGGTTCCGTCGGATCGTGCCCACCAGAGGTTGGAAAACGGTTTCGATTCGCCCCAGTCATGCGAGCGGTCGACCGTCCAGCTATCCGGTATGCGGAATGGCTTGATGACATGATGCGAGGCATTCCACAGATGGTCGAAACGTCCGCCGCTGGTAACATCCCACGAGCCCTCAACCCACGCCTTACGGCGATTCGGGTCTTTGATGGCCATCAGCGTTGCGATGTACTGCGGATCGAGGTACGGGTTCTCTTTGAACGAGCCGTGAATCGCAACGCGGGTAAGCGTGACGTCCTCTTCCCGCTCGGTCTGCGGGTTGAACACCTTCTGTGTTTCGCGAATGATAGTGCCGCGCGGCGCCGGCTCAATGAATCGTTTTTTTACCCAGGTGTGGCCGATGCCGAACGGGTTTGTGGTGCTGAAAGTCTCCAGCGGGATCGGCTTAAGTAATGAACCATCTTCCAGCGGGTAATTCTCTGGCCGGAACGAGGAGCGCCGGCAGGAGAACATCATTTCGTAGAACTCACCCGACTGCTGCTTGGTCAGCTCGTTAAAGCCAATGAACGGGAATTCCTGCCCGTGATAATCCCAGTAGTCGTCCGCCTCTTTGCCGAAGCGGAAGAGCAGCTCCTCGCCAGTAGGCCATACCCATCGCAATTCGCTCGCAGATGACAGATAGCGCGCACCGTCGTTGAACAGGCGAAACATACGCTTCGACTGAGTGATGATGTCGGCAAGGTTCTTATATTCGGTGTCGAAAATGACGCCGCGCCAGAACGAGCCATAACCCACGCCGACATTACGCCTGAACCTGGCTAACTGCGCAGCAGTTTTACCCGGCCCGCGAGTTCCTTCGAACAGAATTTCGTTACACGGGCAGCTCAGAGCCAGAGACTGCGATCCAGGCAGAGGCTTCCATACAGCTTTGTAATTCATCCACCGAGCACCCCGTCCTGTTGTTTCTGCGCTGCCGCCTCCCAGTCATCCACGTTGTCACTGGTTGGCACCAGCATGACGTTATGGGTGACCTCTTTCGTTTCAGCCTTATTCTCGATGCTGTATGCCTCACGCTCGAGTCCGATCAGCGTCTTCAGGCTGTCGCTCAGGTCTTTCATGGATTTAACGCGGGAAGGCAGGCTGATCACTTTCTGATAAATTTCATTGAGCCGGTCCCGCCCTTTATCGTCGGGGTCAAACATGATGTCGCCCAACTGCTCGAGCGCGCTTACATCTGCGCACTGCGCACCAAGTTCATCGAATAGCGTGTTGGTCAGTTCTCGAGCCCGGCGAATGTCACCCCTGTGCTCCATGCGTACCGTGGCAATTACCTCGGCAGTCGCCTCTATCAGTACGCGCTCGGTCAAAGTGCTTTCGTTGCGTACCGTCCTGCGTACCTCCTGCTTGCGTACCAGATCGTCAGCCTTTTGCTGAATCTTCGCATTGAGGTCACGCGACCAGTCGTCACGCTTGGCACGCTTGCGGATAGCGCCTTCGCTGATACCGTGCTGTGATGCTATTTCTCGGAGGGACATCACTCCGGCCCGGTACGCCGTCTCGATGGCCTCCCAGTCCGGTTTGCTCATTGGTTACTCCGTTATCTCTTTACAGGCTCGTACTTCAACTTCTGGCTAATGCCATACTTAACGATGAAGTTACCCACCTTTTGGTAATCAGGCTCGCACCGCATCATCAAGCAGAGCAGTGTCATCGTCTTGATGTAAACGGGAACCCACCACCTGCTTTTGATTTCAACTGACAGTCTGCACATCGCCATTGGTTTCTTCCTCGGTAGGAACTGGCGTGAACTCCACACGCTTTACATCGGCAGGAGCGAAGTACAGCCACTGCCCCGTTTCCGTCGCCAGCGGCACAAAGCCGTTAACCAGCTCAGGCTGACGTCGTGACATCTTGCCCGTGAAGGTTTCGCCTGTTTGGGTGGTTAGCGTGATTTGGTAGATGTCAGGCATTTTTGGAATATCCTGCTGCTTTGTGAAATATAAGCCCCGCAAATATCGATACTGTGCCAGCAATAAACAGATCGGTTATTCTGTCAAAGCCACTCATAGAATGGCTTTTGCAGAATTTAATAAATTATGTCGCAGCGTTTGCCCTGCTTCTCAGAAGTGCTTAGCCACTTACGGCTTACCCGTCAGCAAGATGCTGATCACCGCCTTATTGGGGTTGAGCATTCTTTCCTTGTCGGGAGGATTCAATTTTGCGGATGCCGGAGAAATTGTTGTTGCCCTGATCAATGGTTGCCAGAAGTGGTTCAATCCACAACACAGCCTGGCAGTAAGTCAGCCCTCCGGTGGCAGCGGCACTACCATCGGTTGTGTCAGGCTGGCCGGAATCGGCGTGCATTGCGCTGGCACGTAAACGGTACGCGTATTCGAGCAACCCGCGAGCAATGTCAGCAGGAACAGGCAGATCACAGGTTTTATCACGGCGTAGAATCTCCCGGTATTCAATAACGGTTTTTTCGGCATCGCTGGCAACCACAGCGTTAGCGCTTGCAGCCAGTTGCGCCACCTTGTTAAACCGGTTCACGTTGAATGCCTGCGTGGCAATCACCTGCCCCTGCAGCGCGTTGTCGCTCTTCAGGACGCGGTTATCGCTTTCGGCAGTAGACAGGTCTGCTTTAGTAAACGCCAGCAGAGCTGCCAGAACGGCAATAACGACTACCGCCGCAATTGATGCAATAGCAGTTATGCGGTTCATCACGACAGGAACAGAGCGCGCTCTGCCTCACGGCGTCGGGTAAGACCATCCAGCACCTTTCCGCCTGCTTTGTTCCAGCGTGGGAATTCATCGGCAGCACCGCGATAGTCACCGGCATTAAGTTTGTTCAGCAGCGTCGAGGTAGAAAGTGATCGTGCACCGAGGTTGTAAGCGAAAGAAACCAGTGCATCGAACTGACCCTGAGTAAGTTTCACTTTCACCAGTTTCGAAACGTCGCTCTCGTAGCTCACCAGACCGGTACGAAGCAGACGCTCTGCTGTTTCTTCGTTGATGGTCATTCCGGCTCGGATAGGCTTGCCGTCTACCGGCTGCGTCCAACCATAGCCGATAGTCCATACGCCAACACTGTCCAGATAAGCAGTCAGCCGCAGACCTTCAAACTGCTTGATTAACGCGATCCCTTTATTGCTGATTCGCATCATCTACCCCTGCTTTTCTGGCGGCAAAGCGCTTGATAAATCCGCCAATGAAATCTGTCCCTACATAGCCAATAAAGACGCTGGCGATATACGAAAGGTTCTTAGCCATACCGAAGAAGTCCAGCAGGTCACGTGCGAACCAGGCGATCATCGCGCACATGGTGGCATCGATAAGCGTTTTCATGATCGGACCGCCGTTATAGCGCCCCCGAAGGTACGCCATAGCAAACGCCAGCATTGCGCCGATACCCTGCTCTCTAGCAGCCAGCAGTGCAGCAATGAAATCTTGTTTGTAGGGCATTTTCATAGTCTCTCACCTCGCTATTTGCAGAGGCTGTGCGTAGAAGAAAAAGACCGCCGGTTGATTAACGACAAGACACAGAGGGATAGTTACCGGCGGTACAAATAAAAAACCCGCACAAGGCGGGAATATGAGGGTGTGGCAATGTCGGCATCACGGCCGAAGGGTCCCAGGTAGTGGGTTCTGTGTGCGGCGTACCGCAAATAAAAAAGCCCAAGGCGTTAACCTCGGGCTTGAATTCTTAAGTTCGTGTCGAAGTGACCACTCTTACCATGATATTCAGGATTTTACGTACGTAAAGTATTTAGTTGATTACGAACTCTGCTTTAGAACCACGAAAGGAGATGGTTTTACTCCCCGCCCGGCGGCAAGCGTCAGCTATAGCCTTCATTCCATACTCAACATTAGCCAGATGGCTTCGCATCGCTACGATTTCAGCCTTGGGTGCAGATACATCAAATCCCGCCGCCTCAAGAATATTAATCAAGCGAATAGCTGATGATGTTGAATTATCACCACATAACATCGGCATAGTGACATCAAGGGCAGGAGCGCACTTTGAATTGCCGAACGACAGATTACCGCTGCGTACCACTGGATTATTGTCGATCCACCACTGGAGGGGCAGGTTAACGTCAAGATTCGGTGCAGGAAGCGACTCCTGCTTTCCGATGAACTCCCCTTCCAACGACACTCGAGCCGCAATAGAAAGCGCCTCAGTAAACTGGTCTTCGCTGATTTCCTTGTAGCTGCAACCAAAATGGGATTTAAGTGACGACCACATTGTGATCATCGCTTTGGCCTGGCATTCTTTCGGCAACGCTTTACCGCGAGTCATTACCAGTTGCTTAATGGCTTCCTGCTGCTCGGAGGTGATTTTTCCGGGTAGTGATTTTTTAGCCTTGCGCGGGTTCTTAACCTCGCCTTTCGTCCAGTACTCGTAAAGCACATCGTCGCACTCTTCCTGATAGCGAATGACGTTATCGCGGATTTCCGGGCGGACCTTGTTCGGACTAATACTGTTCAGCCAAGCAGCTAGCTTGCGTAACGCCAGGCAAATCATAGATTGCATCCTGTTACCAACGGTGCAAAACTGATCCACCCCAGCGGTTGAAAATTGATCCAGGGGTTAATCTGCTCCTCTGAATACAGGGGAGCTTATGATCACTTTTGAGATTCGTATGGAAATTAAAGTCCTGCACAAGCGGGGAATGAGTATCCGGGCCATTGCCAGGGAGCTGGGTATTTCGCGCAATACTGTCCGCAGCCACCTGAAAGCCAAATCTGAAAAGCCGCAGTATTCACCACGCCCGGCACCATCATCACTGCTCGATGAATACCGTGATTACATCTCTAAGCGGATCAGCGATGCGCATCCCTACAAAATCCCGGCGACCGTTATTGCCAGGGAAATCATGGAGCTGGGCTATCGTGGAGGGCTTACTATCCTGAGAGAGTTCATCCGTAAACAGACCCTGCCAGCACAGGCAGAACCGGTCGTTCGCTTCGAAACCGAGCCCGGACGGCAGATGCAGGTTGACTGGGGGACCATGCGAAACGGCAAGTCACCCCTGCATGTGTTCGTCGCTGTTCTGGGATACAGCAGAATGCTTTACATCGAGTTCACCGACAACATGCGCTACGACACGCTGGAAGCCTGTCACCGCAATGCGTTCAGCTTCTTCGGCGGTGTACCGCAGGAAGTCCTGTACGACAATATGAAAACGGTGGTGCTGCAGCGTGATGCTTACCAGACCGGGCAGCACCGGTTCCATCCTTCCCTGTGGCAGTTCGGCAAAGAGATGGGCTTCTCTCCCCGCCTGTGCCGTCCCTTCAGGGCGCAGACTAAAGGCAAGGTGGAGAGGATGGTGCAGTACGCCCGCAACAGCTTCTATATCCCGTTAATGACACGCCTGCGTCCGATGGGGATCACCGTCGATGTTGAAACCGCAAACCGTTACGGCCTGCGCTGGCTGTACGATGTGGCCAATCAACGTAAGCATGAAACTATCCAGACCCGCCCCTGCGATCGCTGGGTGGAGGAACAGCAATCCATGCTGGCACTGCCACCGGAGAAAAAACAGTATGACGTGCAGGTTGATGAAAGCCTGATGACCTTCGACAGGCAGCCGTTGCATCATCCGCTCTCCATCTATGACACGTTCTGCAGAGGAGCCGCATGATGGTCGAACTGCAACATCAACGGCTGATGGTGCTTGCCGAACAGCTCCAGCTGGACAGTCTTATCGGCGCAGCGCCGGCGCTGTCGCAACAGGCGGTGGATCAGGAATGGAGCTACATGGACTTCCTGGAGCACCTGTTACATGAGGAGAAACTGGCCCGGCATCAGCGTAAACAGGCGATGTACACGCGGATGGCAGCCTTCCCGGCGGTAAAGACGTTCGAGGAGTACGACTTCACCTTCGCCACCGGCGCTCCTCAGAAGCAAATCCAGTCGCTGCGATCCCTGAGCTTCATAGAGCGTAACGAAAACATCGTGTTGCTGGGGCCATCGGGCGTGGGAAAAACGCATCTGGCGATAGCCATGGGCTACGAAGCAGTACGGGCGGGCATCAAGGTTCGCTTCACAACAGCAGCGGACCTGCTGCTACAGCTGTCCACTTCACAGCGTCAGGGCCGTTACAAAACGACTCTCAATCGTGGTGTCATGGCCCCGAAGCTGCTTATCATCGATGAAATAGGTTATCTGCCGTTCAGTCAGGAGGAAGCCAAGCTGTTCTTCCAGGTCATCGCCAAACGTTACGAGAAGAGCGCGATGATCCTGACCTCCAACCTGCCGTTCGGGCAGTGGGATCAGACGTTCGCCGGTGATGCAGCGCTGACATCGGCGATGCTGGACCGGATCTTACATCACTCACACGTCGTGCAAATAAAAGGGGAAAGCTATCGACTGAAGCAGAAACGAAAGGCCGGGGTTATAGCTGAAGCTAATCCTGAGTAAACAAGGTGGATCAATATTAAACCGTTGGTGGTGGCGGTAAGTGGATCACTTTTTACCCGTTGTTGACAACATCCCGCCAGCCGAAGGTATGGTGATTTCGACCATACCTTTTGCAAAGCGTTGAGAAATCTTCTTATGTTGCGATTTCCAGTCCAACCCCATACCCTCCACAATTGGCTTCATCGGGGTATAAGCCTCACCGTTGTGCTCAACAACGAAAAGAGAATTACCATAGAAAGGCACGTTGATTGTGCGATCTGCAATTGCTAAACTTGTCATGTCAATATTTCCCAATCAGATTTGTTGATATCGAAGCCTCAATGGTTGCAGCCATTGGGGCTTCGCTGTTTTTACAGCGCATGTTGCATTTTCTCTCTGTACTTTAGCCACCAAACCAATCCTTGGACCAAGGCTGCATTTTCTGAAAGCCCCTCCTCATCGGCTATGCGTTTAAACTCCTCTTTCAACTTCTGCGGATAACGCAGGGTCGTCTTTACTTCACTCTTTTCCACTCTTATCTCCTTAGGGGCCATAATGCCACCACAAGGCCATAATGCCACCATTGAAATGATATGGCAATATGGCACCATTGTTTTTTTGAGGGATTTGCAATGGCCGAAAAACAAGTAAAAGATTACGACAAGTTCAACCTACGCTTCCCGGATGGGATGCGTGACGCTATAGCTGAGCGGGCCAAGCGCAATGGCAGGTCGATGAACTCTGAAATTGTGCAGATACTTCAAGAAACGCTGGATACCGATAAGGCTGTTTCTGAAAGCGACCTTGTTGATTTCGACTCAACTCAAGCCGCTTTTAATGCCGCATCGACAGTAGAAGAGAAAGAGCAGTTCCTAAGTGACCTTGCGAAAAAGGATCCGTTCACGGCAGACATTCTTCGCGAGGGAGAAGAGCACGCGAGGCGGCTTGCTGAGATACTTGGTCGCCGCATGGGATATTTGGACCATAAATAACAAAAAGCCCACCTGAGTGGGCAATCTGCTCATGCTGCCGGAAAAATCCTTACCTCTCTGTCCATTTCCAGCCTGATTTCCAGCGCCATAAGAAGGCCATCAACGATCCCTTCTGCATTTGATAGCTTTTTGCCTATATGCCCGTCAGAGCAATGATGCGCATTCGCCAGTTGCATGAATGTTTTGCCGAATACGTAGTAATCGAAAAGCAGGTCGTGAGCAACAGGATGCTTTGACCTTAGCCCTGCCATGAGGTTTGAGATAATCAGACCATCCTCATCACAGCACTGGAGGCGAGTGCGCACCTTCGACGGTATGAGTCCAGAGAAACCTGCTGCAATCGGCGGCCAGTAAACATCCTCGCTGTTATCGGCAGCCCACGCCCCCCAACGTTCTAAAACTTGCTGAATGTTTCTCATGCGGCTTCCTTCTGTGGCTGGTTGGTTTTGGTCTGGCTGTGCTTTGCTACTGGCGGCAGGTTGGCGCGCTTAACGCTTTCGGCCTGGTACTTTTCGATATCAGCTCTGGTCATGATTCCACCACTCCCGTGCTGACTTTCTGTATTCAGGGTTATCTGTCTGACAGATAATTTCCGCTCGATCGCCGCTTATCAGCTCACGAGCTTTCGCATATAGCCTTTCTCTTTTAGAAAGCTGCGTCGTTTCATACCAGGTGCTGGCAACGAACTTTCTCGCTTCAACTGGAGTGAATGCCTTCATGCTGCCTCCCGCTGTTTTAGTACGCGAAGATCTGCCCTGGCTTTGGCGCGGATGCCGTCCAGCTCTTCGCGGGTATATCGGTGGTTTTCGTTGTTGGATTCGAGGGCCAGTACGCGTTCTTCACCGATCAGTTCGACCAAGGCTGCACGATAGGCCTCGATATTCCCTGATTTATGAACGTTGCAGACTGGACACTGTAACCACAAATTATCTGGGTTGAAGCGCAGCTGAGGTGCAGCCGCTGTGGTGCGGTAATGTCCGGCATGCCATACAAAAGCGCTCTTAGTGCCGCATGAGATGCAGCCATAGCCGGCAGCAAGCAGCATTTCACGTCGCCAGTCGTTGAAAGCTCGCTGAGTCATCTGCACCCAGTGACGGATCGGCCTCAACTCATTACGGCGTGCAGCGCGGCGCTGGCGCCCTGCTTTCTCGGCTTCCTTCTGCTCCTTCATGCGCTTGGCCGCGGCTTTCACCTTCTCCTTTTCGCGTTCTTCCATCGCGAGGATTGCGCCGTGCTCCGGGCAGCACCAGCGGATCCGGATGTCGTGGAATTTCGGCACGAAGTATTCACCGCATACTTTGCACTTACGGCGGGGTGGTTTACGCATGCTTTCTCCTCGCCGCGAGACGCAGCCATTTCTGATCCACCAGGCGGGCGGTGTAGTCCTTGAAAGTCGGGATGTCGGACGGCTTAACCGCGGGCTTACGCTGGCGGCGTGCCGGAACGCGGAAGATTTCGTTTGTGATGACGCGGGAAAGTGGAGTAGACATCAGGCCTCCTGCTTATCGCGCAGCTGCTGGTACTCGAAGCGGGAAGTCTCAGAGCAATAACTCCACTGCATCCCCCTGTGCTCACCCTGTCTTCCATTGATCGACGCGTGCACCAACGCTGGGTTGCATCCGTACTTCTTAGTGGACTGCATTGATGGAAACCAGTACCCGAACCCGTCCCGCTCTGCGATTACAGGTGTTTTATTCCTGTTAGACAGACCGGTTTCATTGGCGTGCTTCATGTTCATGGCATGGGTGCACCACTCAAGATTCTCTGGCAGATTGTTGTGCTTATTTCCATCGATGTGGTTAACGTGCGGGTAGTTATTAGGATTTGGCACAAACGCGAGCGCCACGAACCGATGTAGCATTTCGTGTTTATTAGAAAGTGATACCCTGATGTATTGGGATGATGTGCATCCCTTTAGAATCCGCCCAGCAATAGTCCTGGTGGTCCACGTCTTCTTGTCTCGTCCGCACGTAGTTACTTTGCGTGCCAAGCTACGTACGCGAGCAAGAGAGCTAACCTCAAACCGGTCTTCATACCCCGGCACCGGCTTCCAAATTTCATTCTCAAACATGATCGTGTCCTTTTTCGTGATATTCGGAGTTGGCGGGGATCCGCAATTTGATACCGCGTTCAGCACACCAGACTTCAATGCGGCGCAGGTAGAAGGTCATCTCTTCGGTGTCGAGTAGTTTGGTGGACTTCACCATCTTGGTTTCACCAAGAACGGTTACAGGCTTGGCGGGACAGAACATATCCTTCATAAATTCATGAAGGTCTTCCTCAGTTAGCTTGCTTTCAGCGTGCCGGTTGACAGCAGATGCAACGTCACCATTCCACATCCAGAGAAGGGCATTTTGGGAGAGGCTGCGCTTGTCCTTCCAGGGCTTGATGATGAGGCGATAGCAGTCGCCAGATTCCAGCATTGGCTGTATCTGCTGCCCGATTGCGGAAAAATTGGATTTGTGGAGACGGATGCCGTCTTTGTTCATGCTCATACGGCCTCCTTAACGGAAACCGCAGAATGCAGAAAATCGCAGGTGCATTTCTGCATCTGTGACAAGGTGAGGAGTTCAGATTGTGGTCGCATTTAAGTCCCCTTAAATGCGCAGAAGTCACCGGAGTTGTTCAGGCTCCGATGACATGATTATGGCTGGATGATTTTACAAAATCAAATGGGTGAAGCTTTCTTTTTTAACTTCAATGTTGGCGCTTTCTCCTTCGATTTATTCTCACTTTCAAATGCGTCTTTTGCATTGTTGCATCCGCATTGATGGCAAACATAGTCGCCACTCCACCCTCTGCGAGTAACCTCTTTTCCGATAGCGGTTGAACCACATTCAGGACAGACCATAACACCCTCCGGTTTGAATTTAACTGCACTATGATGGTACCAATTCAAATCCGGAGGGAAAGCCAATTTACAAAATAATCGTTTTATTTCAATAGCATAATATTGTTTAAAGGCATTTCTCACACACGACGTGATTATTGATAGGCATTACCGTACATCTAGCTTTCGTGCTGCCGAAATCATCGCCGCCCAGCACAGCTTCGCGCGGTGCGCCGCCTGCTGGCACCCACTCATAGCGTCGTACGCTTCCCATACCCTCTCGTCACTAAAGCTCTCATTAGGCTCTGATTCGAACCCATTGACGATCATGTCTTCTGTCGGCTCAACCGGCACTATCACCCAACCATCCGGAATCACCGGAGAGTTGCCCTTTTCGTTGGCATCACCAAGATGGTGAACCATACCGAGCTTATCCTCGTGATGGTTCTTACCCTCATGTGTGAGGGAGACATCGGCACCCTGAAGCATGGCGGCGCGATAGGCGTTCCAGCCAACAGCTTTTCCGTGTTCAAACGCGCTGTCAAAGTCATCATCCATTTCCATCGCATCAGGCACAGATACCGGCGCTGGCGGGGCGGTGTAAAGAGCAACCTCTCCCTGATGACGAACTGTAAGCATTCCGCCTACTTTTATCTTTTTGCGCATCAGGTCTACATCATCAGCAAATGCAAACCCAATCGGCTCCGCTCCGAGCGATGCCAGCGCGATTTCGGCCAGCTTGAGATGAATCACCGCCGCATCAGAAGCACCAGGGATTTTTTCCACCGCACCGCGCAGAACCTCAATGTTCTTCTTGGCCTGCTTAATTAACTGCTCTTTCGTAAATTCAGCCATATCCCTAATTCCCCTTGATGCTGACTTTGACGCCAACCTTGCGAATCTCATCGGCGCATCTGTTCACGATACTCCGGTGAAACTCACAAAAAATTTTCGCCGACTGCGGACCTAATGGGTGAACATCTTGCACGCTCGGCAGAACAACCTCCCGCGCCTCCAGCTCAGCAATCCGCTTCTCTGCGGCTTCCAGCTCATCCAGCAGCGCCAGCACGGTGGCGGGGTCGCACATTCTGAAGAACAACTCATCAGCTTCACTGTTTCCACCAATGAAACCGTACTCCATATTTTTATGGTCTGTTTGCAGAACCAAAGAGCCGTCGTTACCGAAGCACTGATATTTGATACTGCCACTGCCATCAATTCTGTCTCCGATGCGACCAGGCGTCGCCTTCTCCGCCGCTTCACGTAATGCAAGCTTGTCGATGTTGCTCATTGGGCGGCTCCTTCTGCTCGTTGATTCCACTCTGCTCTAACCTCAGAATAAAAAATCGGGCAGTCATTGCCTGGCCCGGCATATTTGCTACCGGATTGAGCGCGGCACGAACCGCAGCGAACGAAATAGAATCGACCGCCAGAGCCATACTCTGGATGGTCTGCTTCACTTGCGACATGCGCTACGCCACCACAAAATGGGCATGGGAGTAGATTGCTCATGACTGCACTCCTTTGCGAAGCTGGGCGGCGAACTCATTGAGCTCGTCGAATACGTATCCGCTACCCCAGCGTTCTGATGCAGCATGTTCAATAGAACTGGCCCGCACTTCAGCCAGGAAGGCGTCGGTGGCAGGACAGATTGTTTTGAGCTCTTCCTCACAGGCATCGATAGAGTCATGAAAAATCTCTCCATGCTCCTCAAACAGGCGGTCATCGGTTGCATTGGCCCAGCCCCTGGCTAAATCCTTCAGCCCCGCATTCTCCGAAGAAAGCTTCTCAAGCTTCATCTGCAGATTCTCGATAGTCGCATCAGCAGCACGGAACTCGCGCTGAGACTCTGCAAGCTTCTGCTCAAGATCTGTAATGCGTTTGGCAACCTCCGACAGGCAATACTGTAGAGCAGCCACCCTCGGCGAGTTCTCTTCCATCTGCTGCATTAATTCAGCCATTTTTTTTACTGCGCTAATATTTGTCATACCCCTACCCTCCCCCAAACCATCAATACCCTTCTCATCGCCGGACTGTTGCGGCACTCCTGGCAGATCACGTTTGCCTCTGTACGCTGCACCAGCTTCGAATTTCCCTTCGGCATAGCCGGGATTGTTTCTGGTGCGTATTTCATTCCGTAATCGGTCAGCCGATACAGCCGCTGGCCATGCTTGCCTTAGAACTGGATCAGGCCGTCTGCAAACAATGTGCTTAACGGGCCGGAAATCTTTTTGGTGGTCATGCCGATCATGGTGGCAATGCGAGCACTATTCAGGCCCGGGTTATTACGCAGGGCTGCAAGAATCTTCCCACGGATTGTTATGGTCATCAGAACCCCCCTTTCTTTTTCGGCTTCTGCTCACGCCCGCGGCGTTCTGCGGCGGCGGCCTGCTGGTCTGTGTCGTAAATTGCCCCGTTGATCTGATTGCAATAAACCGTTCCGGTACTGCCGTGGCGGTTGAGTCGCAGGATTAACTCGGTTTCTCCAGGCGGCACGCTGTCATCGAAAGCACCTTCCCGGTGGATGCCAACCCAGTAGTCGCAGTCCTGCTCAATCTGTCCTGTGTCGCGGGAATCGCTCGGTAACGGGCGTTTATTCACTCGTTTCTCCAGTTCGCGGTTGAGCTGGGTCAGCAGCACGACGACGCAGCCAAGCTCTTTAGCGAGGTTCTTCAACCCTTTGGTGATCATCCCGTAGGCAAGGTCATTACGGTCGGCTTTTTCGGCGGTCATCAGAGTCAGGTAGTCAACCAAAATCATGCCTACGCAGCCCTTCTCGCGTTTGATTCGGCGGCTTTCGCTAACGATGTGCGCCAGTGACAGGCCCGGAGTGTCGTCGATGTACAGCATGTCGATTTCACTCAGCCGGCCAGCTGTAGCGATCGCCTTCTTAAAGTCGCCGTCGTAGTCTCCCTGGTACTGGTCGTCGGCGTCATCCGTGGCGGGCATGTAAAAAATGCTCGGGTTTACGCCTGACTTCTGCCCAACAAGCTTTTCGAGGATCTGGTCGCTGGGCATTTCCAGGCTAAACATCAGCGCTGGCTTTTTCTCGCGAATCGCGCAGTTGATCGCCATCTGCCCGTACAGGGTTGTCTTGCCCATCTTTGGTCTTGCGCCAATCACAAACAGGGAGCCTTTCACCAGGCCTTTCGGCGCTAACAGTCGGTCGAGTGACGGGATGCCGGTACTCATGCCACGCTGTTCGCCTGAAGGGTCGAAACGCTTCTCCAGATCCGCCACCCAGTCATCCATAACCTCACCGAACGACCGCAACCCACGGCGACTGCCGGTTTTTGAATGGTCTGCGAGCTGGGTGAAAATACCCTGAATGGCCTCGTACTTCTGCGTGGCACTCATGCCGTTGCGGGAATAAAGCAGCTCAGTAGCTTCGGTCAGTCGGCTGATGCCATAGCGCTCCATTGCGGCTTCCCGTACAGAGGCGGCGTATGCCACGATGTTTGCAGCGCTGGGAGTGTTCTTGGCGATCTCCGCCAGGTAAGCAAATCCACCCACCTGCTCAGCGAGTCCTTTTCCTTCAAGCGCGTCGAACAATGTCAGACCATCGACTGGCTTGTTGTCGCGGAACATCTGGCGCATCTCTGCAAAGATCAGTTGGTGAGGTCGGCTGTAGAACGATTCAGGCTTGAGCATCGCCAGAACCTTCTGGACTCGCTCGCTGTTGTCATCGTCCAGCAGGAGTCCGCCGATGACGCTCTGCTCTGCTTCGACGTTGTGGGGTACGGTCAGGATTTCAGAGGTCATCACAGGCCCCCTCGCGCGTCTTGGCATACACATCCACGTTCAGGAAGTATTCGAGAGCCTTGCGGCGCCATGTGCGTCCCGTGCGCTGGTCTGGGCGGTTCTCCAGCATCCAGCGGCAGTTAGTGGCGATGTAGCTCAGATACGATTCCCAGTCGCTCAAGGTGAACTTATGGCCGTCGAGCTGCTGAGTTACTTTCCCGGCCTTCTGCCAGAAGGTGCGGATCAGAGCACGGCGCTTGTCAGTCAGTATCCTGATGCTCTGGGCTTCAGGCAGTACGCGATGGTAAACCTCGACTACCTGCTCACAGCTGAGAGAAGGTTTTTTCTGCTCTGGTTTTTCTGCTGCTGATGCACACTCTCTTACGTTAGTAAGAGAGTTATTTAATATATTGTTATCTGTGGACACTGGCTGGACATCGGCTGGACACTCCGCCTCCGCAGGCATTGATATAACTGCGTTTGCGCTGGACACTGGCTGGACATCGGCTGGACAAAAATTTGACTGATATTCGTCATATTTGACCACTTTTAGAACAGTAAAACGGTTGTTCGATTTGGTGGTGATCATGCCCAGGTTCTGGAATTTACGGAGCAGTGATTTAACGCGATCAGCGGTCAAACCCGTTTCCATTGCCAGCGTGTTACGACCGGTAATGAACTCTCCGCGCTCGCAGATCACATCGCCAACATCAGTCGAAACCATTGTCTGTTCGTGATTGGCGCGCAGGAGCAGGTGAACCCATAAATGAGCCGCCTCGGCGTCCTTGTAGAACGGCACATCCATAATTTTACGGTGCAGCAAGGCAAACCCCTTACCGTCATTTGTGCGCGGTTTCTGGAGCCTTCTGGCCTCTCTGGCTTCGGCTAAATTGGATACGTTACCCACGGCCACTCTCCTTACGTTTCAGTTCTTCCAGGATGGCGCGCATCTTCTCCGCCACAATCGGATTAACCGAGCGGATGAAGCGGTCGCGGGTTATGTTTTTATGTACAGCGGTATGGTAATAGCGTGGATTTTTTGCCATTATTCCTCCTGCAACTACTGTCGTTTTTGCACCAGAAAGTCGGTTCTGTTCGCGCAGACCGGCTTTCGCCATTTCTGTAGTTCTCACATAACCCCCAGCATTGAAGTGACCATGGCCATCAGCGGCGCGGTCAGGTCCGGGTCGACACGGAACATCTCTACAATCCCCTCACTGAGTTCCTTGAGCTTCTGGTGACGCGGGGCGTTCATCGCAACAGCCACTTTCGCCTCGCTCGTTTCTTTCTCAAGGCGCGCTAAGCGGGACATGAAACTGTCCTCCGGAAGAAGTCGATGGCGATACTCCAGCGGAAGAACGGCCATGATTGCCGGGGCCAGCTGGCGAATGTTGTTGGCGGCGTACTCTGTGCCGCCATCGATCCAGCGAAACACTTTCTGCATCTGACGGTGCGAGTCAGTCGGGATATCCAGACCGGTTCCGCCGGTTGACCGCCACTCTTCCACAATCAGCGCCGCAACAAATTCACGGCTGCGGCAATCAGCTGCCCAGGCGCGAACAGCTTCGCGGATCCCATCGATGTTTAACGCCGCGGATTCAGGTTCCCGGCGATTCTGGTAAATCATCGCCGTTGGCGAAAATTTGTTACCTTGTTGATACGCAAGTGAATGCATTGCTTTCCCTTTCGTGGTTAGGGCCGCCGTTAAGCGGCATGGTTCTCTGGGTGTGGAAACAGGTCGGGAAGATCAGGTCGAATTTCGTGTGCCTTAATCTCGCCACCAGTAGCGTTTACGATGGCTGTTACTTTTTCCGGAGATACGGAACCACCGTTAAGCCACTTGTGAACCGCTGGCTGGCTAACGCCGCAAATATCTGCGAGTCGCTTCTGGCTGCCAACGATTTCTAAAGCTCGTTGAATAACTTTGTTCATGGATTTTACCTATCCGATTACTGGATTAATGAAAATATAACCCAAGTTATGGGTATTGTCCATAACCTTTGTTATTTTACTCTACATAACCTCGGTTATATATTGATAAGATGAAAACATTTGCAGAACGACTGAACGCGGCTATGTCGGCCGCTGACATATCTCAAGGACAGTTGGCTGATAAAGTCGGTATATCCCAGCCTGCAATTCAAAAGATGACGTCAGGTAAAACGAGCGGCAGCCGTAAGATGGTCGAGCTAGCTCATGCTCTGGGTGTAAGGCCGGAATGGCTTAGTTCTGGAGTGGGGGAAATGCGGATTGATGGTAATGTGCCATCGGCGGCCCAACCGGTCTCGGAAACAATTGATGTCTTTCGGGTTGATGTTTTAGACCTGAAAGTAAGCGCTGGTCCGGGGTCTTTTATGATTTCTGAATTTGTTGAGGTCCTGCATGCTATTGAGTTCACAACTGAGCATGCCAGATCTCTTTTCGGGAACCGCACTCAAAATGATGTGAAGGTGATGACCGTAGACGGTGACAGCATGTGCCCAACGATTCAGTCGGGAGATCGCCTGTTCTTTGACGTTTCGGTGAGGAACTTCAAGGTTGACGGAGTATACGCATTTGTCTTCGGGCAGCACTTCCATGTCAAGCGCCTGCAGATGCAGGGCCTGCAGTTAGCCGTGCTTTCAGATAATCCGGCTTACAAAGATTGGTATGTGACAGAAGAAAATCAGGACCAGCTATACATCATGGGGAAGGCGCTGATCCATGAGTCGATAGCTTATAACAAGCTGTAGAGACGAAGTTGTGGCTGGTGTGATAGTGATCATCATTCTCAGTGATTGATGAAAATCATCATAAAGTTTGTGTTCATTCTACCGATTTTATGTATATTCATAATGTGCGCGCGATATAGAGATGTTTCCGGTCAAAGTCAATTAATACATTGCTAAATCGTGCTTATTGAGCGGAAATCGTCCAATTCGCATTGAAAAACGGTTGGAGAGATCCTATATAAGGAGTATAGTTAGTGACCCAAAACGTACTGCCAATCAATCAGCGCCTCCACGATCAGGCTGTTGATGAGTTCAATCGCCTGCATGGAACAATGATTGGCGAAATTAGCGCAATGTTGAAAACCGCTAAAGTGGCACCTCTGGTAGACCTTCGCAAGAAGGATCCAACGTTTTCAAATGTTGTCGCAGAATTGAGAATGTTCCGAGATGTGTGTTGTGCCCTTGCGCCGCACTTTCTCGTGGACAAAACTGGCGAAATCGCTGACATCGACAAGTTACTAACACTGGCTAATGACCTGGCTCAAGCCATCGACGCTGATGACCCTGACGCACTATGCGCAGCTATAGCAGCCCTTGATGTAGAGCCTTATATTTAATGAGGGGATCAAAATGACTAAAGAGTTTGACTATGCTACCGTAAGTAAGCTTTTGGCTGAAATGCGCGGATGTGTAGAGCGCGTTCAAAATCTACGCCGCGACTTTGAAGCTCGAATCAGTCATTCACAAAAAGCTGCCTGATTTTTAAATCAGATTTGTAAAGACCCGGCCACCGCGCCGGGTTTTTTATTGCCCACCCATAAAGCTATCCGCCATTCTGCCGATAACTATTCAGCCTGAAGCTGATAACAATAACTATCGCAACACTACCTGCCCGCCCGTGCGGGCTTTTTTATTGCCCTTTCCGCACTATCTCAGCTGCATCCCTGTTCACACCCTTCCCTATCACGTTTCCTGTTTCCTTCCGGTACTGCTCCAGCTTGCCGATGATGTTTTGCTGGGTCATAGGTAAATCTGCCAGTGACAACTCCATGACCGCCCGCCCCATCGCCTGAATTTTCATGCTTATACGCTCTTCATCCAGAACCATGCACATCCCTCCTGCTGTTTTTTTAAGCATAGCACTCATGATTTACAAAAATAAATTCATTTAGTTATCATTAATTTATAACTTATGTGATTGATATTATAAATTAGGTTATTGCCATCACTCATAACTAAGGTTATCTTTAACCCATCGAAACGAAACATCGACAGCTGAGCGAAGTTAGCCAGCGGCGAAGTGGAGATTCGGTCAGTCGAACGGCGCGACAGTAAACCATGCGTCGGACCATAGGCGGGCTCAGGAAGAGCGGCAATTATGGCAAAGCGAAAAAAGATTTATTCCAGTCCATTCGAAGCTGAGTGGGCTGTGCTGAATCACAGAATCTTTCACGCCCGATTGGGCATCACGTTTAAATGGCTAGCCGCTGCCACCCTTTTCGACGCGGCGCACCGTATCGGAGGAGTTATGTAACAGGTAACAGTGACGACTGAAAACCAACATCGAGGAATAACTTACAGCTCCAAACAGGAAGAACATGCAAAGCCTGCTCATCCTGTCCCTATTGCTAACGGTATGGCTTAGCCGCGATGCAAGAACGCAGCGAGAACCTTCAGAAAGCAAGCAGATCGCTATCTCAACCAGCTTAACGCGCTCAAGTAGCGCAGAGGCACATCATTTCAGGTGATGGGTTGTGGGGACATATAAATCTGATTTAAGCCCGGTCGCCCATGCCGATTCATGGGCAGTTATACCTCAGTCGCTTCACCGAGGCGGCTTAGTTATGACACCCGGCGGCTATCCACCGCCCACTAGCGCAGAAGTCTTGTTTAACGTTCGGCGGCGCGGCCTTAAGCGCGGAGATGATTATGAAGAAAGTTTCGCTTTCCAGGCATCGCTATAGCCTTGACTGGTTCACTGTCGACCAAGTTGAAGTCAGTCTTGATACGTGCTGGCACTACGAAATGCAGTTCAGGCTCGGGTGCTGGTATTTGATGCATCGCCAATATGACAAATCGCAAGAGAAGTGGCTAAACCGTTCCGAATTGGATTTCCGTCTTGACGACCCTGCTGATGCGGTAATGAAGCTTGGCGACAGGGTTTATTGTTTTAGCAAAATTCACGATGAAAACCTTTCAAAAGAGGTTTCAGACCTTATGAAGCGTGTATCCGCTCGCTCGGAGGCCTCATGACAGTCACCCACAACGGCAAGCAGTACACCGCCAAAAAGCTCAACGATAACGAGTGGCAGTTGACGTCGGTGTCGGCGCCGCGGGAAAAACTGGTGCTTAACCGCTGGCAGATGCATATCGCTGGTCTCCTGGAACAGGTAGAGGTGAAGGTATGATCAATCACTACGGAACCACTCCGCTCATTCGCCAGTGCGTCACGCCCGGCATGATGGCAATGCATGAAGGCCGTACCTATCGCGTCTCAGCAGTCATTCAGGAGCGTAAATGGGTATACCTGCACACCGATGCAGAAATCATCCGCCTCAGTGACTGCGTGATTGACGTCCTTCTGGACGGTCACGGCAACCCAATCCAGCACTAACCACCTTATTCAACCGATCGGCCTGGCTTTCTGCGGGCGGGATCTGCACATCCAAATTTCAGGAGAAAGAATGAGCGAAGTAACGGATTTAGTCGTCATTGAGAAACAGAACGCAATGGCGGTATTCACTACCAAAGAGCAACTCGACCCGATTATTGAGGCGATCGAGAAAGAAGCTCGCAGCCTGGTGCCGGATGTGTCGACCCGTAAAGGCCGCGACGCTATCGCATCCATGGCGCATAAGGTTGCCCGTTCCAAAACCTACATCGACAACGCCGGTAAAGATCTGGTTGCCGAGCTTAAAGCCCTGCCGAAGCAGATCGACGAAAGCCGCCGCATTGTGCGTGAGCGCCTGGACGCGCTGAAGGATGAAGTGCGCAAACCTCTCACTGACTGGGAAAACGCCGAGTTGGCAAGAAAGGACGCATTGCAGCAGCGTCTTGCTGATTTGCGATCCTTGGCTGATGTGATTGATGGCGTGGGTAACTACCTTCCGTCAGTTGAAATTCAGCAGCGCATTGAGTCAGCAAAAGCCGTTTCACTTGATGACAGCTGGCAGGAAGTAGCAGCTGAAGCTGGTGTGGCTAAAGACTCCACCATCCAACAACTTGAATCTGCCCTGATCGTCGCAAAGCAGCGTGAGCATGAAGCTGCAGAACTTGAGCGCCTTCGTAAAGAAGCGGAAGAAAAAGCTCGACTGGAACGCGAGGAAAATATTCGCCGTGAAGCTGAAGAGAAAGCACGTGCAGAGCTGGCGGAGCGCCAGCGCATCGAAGCAGAACAGCGTGCGGAACTCGAAAAAGCCGCGGCAGTGGAAGCTGAGCGCCTGAAGGCAAAACAGGCCGAAGATGCTCGCTTGGCCGAAGAGAAGCGCAAAGCCGACGAGCAAGCCAAGCGCGAAGCTGACGTGAAGCACCGCAAGACGGTCGGCACCAACATCGTTAACGCTCTCACCAGCCACACCAGCTTAACCCGCGAACAGGCTATCGAAGTGCTCACCGCTCTGAAAGATGACCTGATCCCCTGCGCGAAAATTCATTACTGAGGCAACCATGAACGCATACCTCACTTACGACCGCATCGAAGATCGGCGCTGGGTTGAGCAACAACTCACCGACGAGAAAGAGAAGTGGATCGACGACCGGGCGCAACAAATCATCGACATGATGCCAAAAGAGCCGTCCGGCCTCTTCCACTTCTCCGTACCGATTGACGCCAGTCCATACGAAGGACTTCGCAGCGATAAAGCTGGCGAGGCCTACAACGATTTCATTTCTGCAGTTGCTTACGCCCAGGCGGAATACGACTGGGAACACCGTACCGGCTGCCCGTTTTAATTTTTGAGGGGATTAACAATGAGCACTGCACTTTCCACTATGGCCGGGAAACTGGCCGCTCGCCTCGGCATGGATGCCGGTACAGACCTGATGAATACACTGAAGAATACAGCGTTCAAAGGTGGCAACGTCACGGACGAGCAGTTTACAGCCCTGCTGATCGTCGCCAACCAGTACGGCCTGAACCCATGGACCAAAGAGATTTACGCATTCCCGGATAAAGGCGGGATTGTCCCGGTCGTCGACGTTGATGGATGGGCTCGCATTATCAACGAACATCCTCAGTTTGACGGCATGGAGTTCTCTTACGACAAAGAGGAAGGCGCGTGCACCTGCAAGATTTACCGCAAAGACCGCAAGCACCCGACAATGGTCACCGAGTACATGGGCGAGTGCAAACGCAACACTCAGCCATGGCAGTCCCACCCTACCCGCATGCTTCGCCACAAGACGCTTATCCAGTGCGCGCGCCTGGCCTTTGGTTTCGCTGGCATCTTCGACCAGGACGAGGCGGAGCGAGTTATTGAAGGAACAACGGCAGAGGTTCATGCGGGCCATGAATCAGATAGCCGTCGCCCGGATCTGATCGCAAAAGGCGAGTCTGCCGCACGCCTTGGAACCGTTAAGTATCAGGAGTTCTGGGTAGCGCTGAGCGCTGAAGAGAAGCAGGTAATCGGCGCAGTTGAGAAGCGACGCATGTATGACATGAGTCTTGCTGTAGACAACGCCGAACCTGTCAATGTCGCAGAGACGGAGGCTGAATGATGGAGCAACGCACCCCTGAATGGTTTGCTGCGCGCTGCGGCAAGGTCACAGCCAGTCGCCTGGCTGATGTCATGGCCAGGACCAAGTCGGGCTACTCCACCAGCCGCCAGAACTACATGGCCGAGCTGATTTGCCAACGGCTGACCGGGAATCTGGAGGAAGGGTTTTCGAATGCCGCGATGATGCGCGGCACTGAACTTGAGCCAGTGGCGCGCGAAATGTACGCCCTGAATGAGTTCGATGCGGAAATCACTGAAGTTGGACTCATCGATCACCCAACCATACCCGGATTCGCAGCCAGCCCGGACGGACTTGTTAACGACGACGGGCTTATCGAAATCAAATGCCCCAACACCTGGACCCATCTTGAAACACTGAAAACTGGCGAGCCAAAGCGCCAGTACATGCTGCAAATGCATGCGCAGATGATGTGCACCGGGCGGAAATGGTGTGATTTCGTTAGTTTCGATGATCGCCTGCCGCCTGACCTCGCCTATTTCAAGAAGCGCATTCATTTCGCTGAAGAGCTGGCGCGCGAAATCGAGTCTGAGGTTAAGAGCTTCATTGCAGATCTGGAATCTGAAATTCAGAAAATCACAGAGCGTGCAGCATGAAACGCACACCCTTCTACCGCAGGCCCGGGCGTACCGGACAATTCTCCGGCCTCCGCGAGCGCGTTATCTGGATGATTCAGACACGCGGTCGCCCGGTAACCGGCAGCGAAATCGCTGAGAAGTTTGGCGTAACGCTCATTGAGTTTAACCGGGTAGCCAACGGCATTACCCGCGGCTCAGGACAGATAGCGCAGATCGTTGAATCGGAAAAATGGCTCAACGAGGACGGCATCTGCGACCGGACATTCGACCTGGTCACGAAGCCAAAGGTCGTAACGCCACAGGGTAAATCGCGGCTATTCACCCGGCGCGCAATAGAGCAGTCGCAGGAAGGCAGACGGCAGGAGTGCATTGAACGTGCCGCACGCCGTCGCCGCCTGATTGCTCAGGGCCTCTACATCGACGAAATGGAGTCCATCCTATGACTCACCCTCACGACGACATCAGGGTAGGAAATCTGTGCCTCCCCTTCATTGGTAACGGCTGGCTAATGCCATCGGGTGAAGTGGTAAGCAATCCATTAAAGGCGCAGCGGCTCGCTGAGGAATATCGGGAAAGGCAGGAGGCGGCATGATTTCGCAAATCCTTCGGTATGAACCGCTTACAGGAAAGATTTTCTGGACTAAGTGCCGTGGCGGTGTGCCGGCCGGATCAGAGGCTGGCTGGGTCGATAACAGCTGTGGTTATCTCAGGTTGTCAGTTTGTGGGAAAAGCAGATATGCGCACGTAGTTGCCTGGGAGTTATATCACGGAGCTAAACCAAAAGGTGAAATTGACCACATCAACGGCGACAAACTTGATAACCGCATCGACAACTTAAGGGAGTGCACGCCTTCCCAAAATAGCCAAAACAAGAAGATAAGAACGGACAATAAAAGCGGTGTGAAAGGAGCCAGTTGGAATAGTGCAAGAAAAAAATGGTCCGCCCGGGTCACCGTAAATAAGAAGGTTATTTTCCTTGGGTTTTTCTCATCTCTTCACGACGCCCAAGTTGAAATCTCCAAATGCCGTGAATTGCATCACGGTGATTTTGCTAATCACGGATAAGGAGGAACCCAAAATTATACATTTCCATGGCGGACCTATTACGCCGGACACATGCGCGCTGAAGGCATGGAAAGGTAGGCACGCTTTCATCTCCTTCGCTAACCCCGGCCAGTTGGCCCTGGCCAGTGAAGTCACCCAGTCTTTCGCGCTGGATAACGGCGCTTTCAGCTTCTGGACGAAAAGGCGCGTTGTTAACTGGAGTGACTACTACGAGTTTGTAGGCCGCTGGATGAATCATCCGCGCTTTGCTTTTGCTGTTATCCCTGACGTGATCGGAGGATCAAGCGAAGAGAACGACGCGTTAATCGCCGAGTGGCCGCACGGCAAAGTAGTAGGCGCGCCAGTCTATCACTTCAATGAGCCTGACGAGCGTTTCATCCGCCTGTGTCATGAATTCCCACGGGTATGCATTGGTAGCATGGGTGAGTATGACGCAAAACGACCGCGCGCCTGCCGTGCAAAGCTTCGTGACCTGATTCAGCACGTTGTTGACAAGAACGGTTACCCGATAACAAAGCTTCACGGCCTGCGCATGCTGAACGCCGATATTTTTCGCCACATTCCGTTGTCGTCTGCTGATAGTACAAACGTGGCGCGAAACATCGGCATTGACAAGGCGTGGGATAAGTCTGCATACGCGCCGGCCAGCAAAGAAACACGGGCCGCAGTGCTGGTAGAGCGCATAGAAGCCTATAACTCGGCTAGCGCCCTTAACTACGATGAGGAAAGGGATCGGTTTACACCACAACTGGCTCTGGAGGTTTAAATATGATGCCAGAAAAAGACAACGCCATTCGCGCAGCCTGCCGCCGCTGTACCGAAGAAATCCAACAGGCCATGCGCAAGAAGCCAAAGCCAAACTGGAACGAAACGGTGCCTCCCATCATCAACAAGCATCACAAGAAAATTGAAGCTCTGGGAGTTAGCCTCCTGGAGTTCGTCGTATACACAGGTCGGCTTAATCGCCGCTACGGAGTGGAATCGTGAGCAATTATCCAAGGGTTGGCAGCGTGTCAGCCAAAAGCAAAAACACCTCCGCTAAATGCAAATGCGGTGCAGTGGCGAAGCATAAAACGACCGTGGAAGTGAATATTTTCCGTGGCGATGATGAAGTAGTTTGGTCTTGTAACAAGCACAAGAAGGACTGTGCATTTCTGGTCGGTGGGCAAGGCGGTGCAGCATGAGCATGGAAAAATTCATTAAACCATTCCCATTGACCGACATTACCACCCCACGAAATGGTGCTGAGGTATTGCTGGATAACTACTGGCTTACGAAAGATGGCATGTATTTCAAATCAAAACGCGGTGGTACTCACCAGTGCAATCGAGACAAGCGCGTTGTCGATAAAGTTTACGCTGACCTCCTTTCGTCTGGATATGAATGCACACACATTCCTGTGGCTTATATCAAGAGAGGGCAAGCATGAAGGCATTAATCACCAGGTCGCTATCGCGGCCTTTTTTATTGCTGGCGTTCACCTTCAACCGAATTAACCGACAGTTCAGGGAGCATTGATCATGGCCGATATGTGTACATTGGATGGAAATCTAATTAATCGCTGCGACATGCTGGCTAAGGCCCTCGAGTATGGAAACCCATCATATCGATCGAAAGGCGCGTTTATCCCGGAACGGGTGAATTTCAACACTGGCAAGCCGGCAATCGATATTGCACAACTACACTCAGGCGAGTATGTCGGACGTGGAATCGCTATGAACTTCTGCCCCTTCTGCGGGGAGAATCTTAAGACATGGGAGCAGTGATTATGCCCGATATCATCGATACCGCAGCAGAGATTGAAGAGCTTCAGCGTAACGCTGCCCTTTCCGCTCACCGCATCGACCACAACGCCGTATCAGCTGAGCGTTGTGAAGAATGCGACGAACCAATTCCCGAGCCGCGGCGCTCTGCCGTTCCCGGCTGCCGGACCTGCGCGGATTGCCAGAGCGTCATCGAATTGAGGAATAAGCAGAGGGGGATGTGATGGATTACAGCAAGCTAAGCGATTTTGAGATTAACAAACTGGTCGGCGATGTCGTTTTCAAAGGGCTATGGTCATGCAGGCCGGGCACTGCGGGAAATAAAAGTGACTCATGGTATTACGGTAACGCGGATGCTTCGCTCAACCCGCTATCACCGCTTCCCGACTACTGCAACGATGCGGCTGCCGCATGGCCGATTATCGTTGATAACAGAATAAGCATCATCAACCTTGAAGCGGATGAATGGGGCGCCCGCGGTGTAGCAGACTGCCGCTCTAAGCGAGCCATACATCAAAACTCTTTACGTGCTGCCATGATGGTCTATCTCCAAATGCAGGAGTCAGCCAATGTTCAGGATAATCCAGCCTAATACCTGGTACGCCGATCCCCACGGCGCGCCCTGCAAAATCCTCCGCGCTACCCACGAAGTCATCCACTACATCCGCAACGGTCGCACCTGCATCGCCAGCATGGGCCGCTTTCAACACGAATTCGAGCCGCTGACCAAAGCACAGGCCGAGCGGATCGCCGAAGAAATCGAAACAGCAGAACACCTGAAGAAGCTGCGCGCCCAGCGCGCGGCATAAGGAGAGGATATGCGCATTGAAGAGTTACCGAAGCTACCGAAGCTTTTCCGCGTTATCGAGGTTGATCTGGATGTGCTACGCAATGGCATTGGTTCAGGTTGGGGAGTGATTTTCGACCAGGACGCCGTCGTTAAGCGAAAGGTCCGCCGAGTGAAGTATGACGGCGGCTGGAAGTGGCAACTGGTTCGGGAATGGCACGATCAGGAGTTGTGGGATTACTGCTTCGAGCAGGACCGAGAATGCCTTGAGACCCTCAATTATGACCTTGGGCTTATGCATTGACGCAACTGATAGCCAGTTATGAGCTGGCTATAGGGTGCGAAAGCACTGCTCCGTTATCACTTTTGCCCGGCCCCGCGCCGGGCTTCTTTTTGGGAGTTCACCATGCAATCAAACCCCATGACCTGGCTCATCTCCGCACTTATGGCGCTGGGCGCTCTCATCTCATTTCTTCACGAACCGGAAGGTGTGCAATGGCTGCTTTTAATGTGGGCGCATTAGTCCAGAAGAAGACCGGCGGCATTCAAGGCGTGGTGGATAGCCTGCAGGATCCAGACGGCGACCATCCGCAGTTTTGGGTGCGGTGGGATGACAGAAATTATTCAGTGCATACAGAGAACGAATTACGCGCGGCCACTCCAGACGGTCCGCAGTTTTATAAAACGATGTCATAGGAGGGGATATGGTTACAGCAGAGCCACTCACTGCGCAGAAGGCGGCAAAACTCCTGAAGGTATCCCCCAGGACCGTCTATCGGCTCATCGACTCAGGCCAACTCGCCGGGAAGAAAATCGGGAACAAATACCGCACGACCGACGTCGCCTGTATTGCGTATTTACATGACCCGCGCGATCCTGTTTCCGCGAGCGCGGGTGAACATAAAGGAGAAATTTTATGTCAATCACCCTCAGAGGCGGCGTCTGGCACTGTCATTTCGTTACGCCGTCAGGGAAAAGAATTAGACGATCTCTTGGTACGGGGGACAAGAAACAAGCGCAGGAGCTGCACGACAAGCTGAAGGCTGAAGCGTGGCGGGTTGATAAAATTGGGGAACTACCGACGAGGACGTTTGAGGAATGTTGCATCAGGTGGATCCGCGAGAAGGAGCATAAGCGGTCACTCGATGACGATAAGACCAAAATCGAATATTTCCTGCGGCATTTCTCCGGCCGGGATATTTCAACCATCACGGCTGATCAGGTTCATGAGGCTGTTTCGAAGATGGTCAACCGTAAGCATATTCAGGTCTGGGAGTCGCGCAGGGACGCGGCTATACGCCGGGGGAAGGAACCGCCTCCGTATGTTGAGAAACCGGTAAGCCAGGCCACAAAGAGTCAGCACCTTTCTTTCATGCGATCTCTGTTCAAGGCTGCGGCTAATGACTGGGGTTGGATTAAAACGGCCCCGGTTATAAAAACCAAAAAGCCGATCAGCAAACGCATCCGATGGCTGACCAGGGACGAGGCAGAACGGTTAATTGCCTGCATGCCAGAGTCGATAAAGCCGGTGGTGATATTTGCACTGGCAACCGGCCTGCGCCGATCCAACATCATTGATCTGGAGTGGCAGCAGGTCGATATGCAGAGGAAGGTTGCATGGGTAAATCCGGAGAACGCGAAGGCGGGCAAGGCTATCGGCGTGGCTCTGAATGATACCGCATGCAGGGTGTTAAGAGATCAGATCGGGAAAAGTTCCAGGTGGGTATTCGTTCACACGAAGCCATCAACTCGCCCGGATAAAACCGTCACTCCGGCTGTCCGCAAAATGCGAGTGGATGACAATGTCGCCTGGCGCATTGGACTGGAAAGAGCTGGTATAGAGGACTTCCGTTTTCACGACCTTCGGCATACCTGGGCGAGCTGGTTAATTCAGTCCGGCGTGCCGCTGTCCGTTCTGCAAGAAATGGGCGGCTGGGAGTCCATCGAAATGGTCCGTCGATACGCTCACCTGGCACCGAACCACTTAAGCGAACACGCACGTAAAATTGATGCCATTTTTGGCAACCATGACACAAATACGACACAAGGAGAAAATCAGGCTGGCTTGAAACTGGCGTAAGCGCCTGTTTTTAAATGGCACGCCCTGTAGGATTCGAACCTACGACCTACGGCTTAGAAGGCCGTTGCTCTATCCAACTGAGCTAAGGGCGCACTGAGAAGAGTGAACTTCGCGGCGGTGAAACGCGAAGAATTATACGGTCAATGGCAGGTGAGTCAATGCCTTTTCCGTTTTCTCCCCTGATTAGGGCTAGCTGATTGTAAATATGACTGTTTTTTCTCCATTCCCCCGCCTTTCTCCCGTACACTTTCCTGCTGCGAAAAGGCTTAGTTGCATTTAAGTAACGCCTGCTGTTTTCCTGAACGTCAGCTCGTCACACTAGAGAGAGGTAACCCGGCCGCCTGGAGGCTGACAGACAACAGGACAATGGAGTGACAGCGCACAACCTGATCGATACGCCCCCCCGGTTAGAATACATCTCTCAGGAGATCGTCGGCATCAAGCTTGAGCCCATCGTCGCCCTCCGCTCTATGCACCAGGTGGGGGTGGAGGTCCTCAGCGTCCTCAGTGAATCACGGTACAGTGAGGACTTTTTCGGCGATCGGTCTGCAGAGTGGTCGATATCGCTGCTTGAAGCACAGCTTGCCGCGTTAAAAAATACGCCGCGCGGTGATAACCTTTTTATTAATCTGCCGATAACCGTCCTGACAGAGTCTGCGCCTTTTCAGCGGCTTATCAGGCTGTCTGGCGCGCCGCTCCATATTGAGATTGTCGACCCCGCAACGTTTCTGGCGTTGTCTGCCGCACAGAAGCAGCGCGTCATTGAGAATCTGATGCAGCTCAGAAACCGGGGGCACGCTGTCTGGCTGGATGACGTAGATGAGATCCTGGTGCAGTCGTTTTTATCCAGCCGGCTTCCGTTAAGCGGCATCAAAATAGATAAGGAAGCATTCTGGCGTTTACGCGACACCCCTGCGCTGAGGCAACTGGTTTCCCGCTGCTTTCAGCTTGCCGGGCACGTGCTTATCGAAGGTATTGAGACTGAACGCGATCGTACCTGGGCACTGGAGGCAGGCGCCGATCTCGGCCAGGGATATTACTGGCCGTCCTGGACATGGCCGGAGGATTAA